TGCTGCGGGAGCTGGTTCTTCCTGCTCATATACTCCACCTGCTAATTTTTTCTCCAACTTTTCTTCATCTTCTATCTCTTCAGTTTTCTTATTTGTTAAAGGACCAGCTTCCATTGGTATAGAACTACCGATTGCTGTTGTCGGAGGACCCATAGCTCCAACTGACATATGAGTAACATAATCTTCCCAACCACTTGCAAACCTTGGGTCATAATAAGTAGTAATATCTTGAGACTGGCGTCTAAGGCCTTGGGTTCCCCAGAATAGAGCATTATTTATCTGCTCGTATATCTTCTTAAGTCTTTCTGACATAACATTATCTCCTTAGAATGTGGGCGTTCCCATACCTCCACCAAATCCTGCTTCTTCTTCTTTCTCAGTTCCAACTCCCTTATCAATATCTTCTTCAACTTTATATTTCTCAACTTCAGCCCAGTCGATTTGACTAAGGTATTTCTTTTTAGCGTAATCTTTTGGTATCCCTATTCTATCTAGTGTATCAATCATATTCGCAAGGTCACTTAAGTATCTTGCCTCTCTCTCAAATTGAAGTGACTTGGGTGGAGCAAGTGAGATAAGAAGTCGATCTAGTAGTTGTAAAGCAATTTCAGGTTTAACGAGTTTCATAACTTTATGAAGAAGATCATTTATCTGATGAGTAAAGTATTTCTGATGACCAATAATTGTTCTTGCAAAAAGGATATTTTCTTCTGAAAGAGCTGCTTTATTTGAAAGATTTTCTTCAATATTTAGAAAGCTAGCAGGAACTCCTAAACACGCAACAACACTATCCCTCAAGAATTTAAGTTCGTCAACTTTACCTCTTACATCTGCACCACCTTCATTAAATGAACTAACATCAACGAATGGTTTTCCGTCTTTCTGAGGTATATAGATATCTTCGAATGTAGTAATCATACTCGGAATAGTATCAACTGTACCAAATGAATCTAAACTAATCTTTCTTTTTCTGAATTCTTCCTTCATTTTCTCAATTGCGTTCTTCGCATCTCTTGGAAGACCTATTTCTACTGCTATTTTTCTCTTCTCAATAGATCTAGTCAATCTATGAATCGCTAAAGCTGTTTCAAGAGCAATTAGAACTTTTGCGTTATATTGGCATGGATCAAATATTGACTCACCATATGGGAAGTATTTATCAGATGGAATATGAAAATGTTCCATCTTGTCTGGTGGGACATATCGAATGTTTAGGGATCTTGAAAAATCTGCAGACTTAATCATTGACTTAATAACATCTTTTAGATCTTCATTATTTTCCAACTCCTTAGCTTGTGGAACTTTCTTTTCGACGTTTTTCAAGATTGCTAAACAGATGTTATTTATTATTTGATCTTGTATTGCTAGTTGTGGAATAGCTAATGCTCTAGGGAATACTAAATACCCAAAACAAATTGGGAAAAGATCACTTTGCAGTTTTGCCACAAATTTTGGATCATGAAATACTAAATGTATATCTCGTATATCAATTTTTTCCTTATCTTCTTCACTTTCTTCTTTCTCTTCTTCTTTGGTGATATTCTCATCATCTTTCTTTATATCTTCAGTAAATGCTGAGTAATCAATAGTAATAGAGAGATTTTTTAGGTCAGTTTTCTCAAGACCTTCTAATGTTATTTCTTCTCTATATGTAGCTCTATTATTTGAATCTAAATACTGTTGTTGTTCTGAAATGATTGCTCTTGAAGTTAAAGCGGTTCTTGTATCTGCTACCTCACAAAAGTAATCTCCAAATTGTAGAGTATTTGAAACAACTTTTCTTAAGTTTTTCTCTAGCTTAAGCTTTTTGATAACTTGCTCAACTATGTTCGTCAAAGATTCAGTAGAAATTTCATCAGTTATTTCTTCAACTGGTTTTATGTCAAGTGATACTTTCGTTATATCATCTGGAGAAATAATGTTATCAGTTAGAACCATTAAAGCTCTATGACAATAACTTATATTTGAGACAATTGCGGCATATGTTCTATAGCGCATTAATCTCCCACCTTGACCCATCATTGCGGGAGTTGCTGCTTGACCGAATAAACCTTGACTTCCAACACCAAAATCTATATTACCACTTTTTGCGATGACTGAACGCACTAAGTCTATATATCCATTTCTGCCTGATTGAGATTTATATAGTGAAATATCTTTAACTGCTTGATCTAGTTTTTTATCAATTCTTGCAGTTTTAACTCCAAGAACTGACGACTTTAACTTATCAAACGTATCACTAAGTGGCATATTTATCTCCAAGATTTAACTTTGAACTTGAGTTGACTCTTCTGGCTTTTCCTCAGTTTCAATTTCGCCTTCCATCAGAGATTTTATGGACTCTTTTCTTATTTCATCTTCTTCATATCTGGTATTAAAATACTCAGTTATGTTAAAGAGAAAAGTATCAAAGTTTCCATAAGCATAGGAGTAATCTTCTATCAACTTTGGTCCAAGAAATTTTAGCACTAAATTAATAAAATCTTTTGTTACTGCATCAAACTGAGCATTCGTCAGTCTCGTTGCTTCAAGAGAGTATATTAAAATCCTATCTTTATGAATTATCTCATATGCTCTTTCTAAGTGATAGTTTAGAACAGTAACATACGACGGAAAATTCTTTATTATTTCTATCCTTTTCAACGAATCTTGCTTCTTATTATACAGAAGCAAGGATAGAAGAAGTATAAAAACTAAACCTATTTGTATATATATTGACACTTTCATTCCCCGTCAGTAATGATGTCTTCGACTATTTGATTGCTTTCACCTAAGACTTGCTCAGTATCTTTATGCTCATCATTAATTTCGGAGACTAGAATTGAGCATACTCTCGACGGTCTAACTATTGCTGAACCCGAACTAGTCTCGAGTATTGACACATTACCTACTTCAAGAAGCTTTGCTAAATTCTTTGTATAACTTGCCAGGTCAGTTTTATCATTGTCCTGAACTTCGATAGGATCTGCATTTTCATGAATTATTTTTATAAATTTCATTTTTCATCCAAGAGTTTTTTAAGGGTTGATTCTCCTTCGAATGATTCAACCGCGACAGATTCATCAATTTCTTGTGGAACTTGCATAACAAGATCCTTATCAATCTTCACTTTTTCGATTATATCTTCAACCTCATAACCCAATATTCCTCTTGACTGAATTATCATCATAACACTTCTGAATTCTTCGTCGGTAACATCTATAGAGACTGGAGTTCTTACTCCCCTTCCTCTAAATATAATTATATGATTAGCTTCATGGATTTTTACTCTTTTTCGTTTTTCTTTTTTCATAGTACCTTCCGAAGATTCAAAAAAATATACTCAACAGTGGAGAAAGAACCTCCACTGTTGAGCTCTTTCTAAAAGTTAAACTGTGACTTCTTTTGACGAGACCTCAGGAGCTTCCTCTTCCTTCTCCTCTTCATCTTCCTCTTCAATTTGCTCTTTGAAGATTCGGAAGGACTCTTGCATTTCTTCCTTATCGAGGCCACCGGCACCAGCTATCTTTTGGATTGGAATCTGTTCTTCGACTTCTTCCTTTCCTTTCATCTCTTTGTCAACATCCAGCTCTTCTTCTTCTTTGTCTTCTTCTTCTTTTCCAGGTTCAGCCTGTTCTTCCATTTCCTCTTCTTTTTCCTCTTCCTCTTCCTCTTCTTCTTTTTCTTCTTCGCCTTCATCTTCCATTTCAGAGATCAGTTTTTCAATGACAGCTGACTCAACATTTTCATCTTCCTTAAGTTCAGCTGGTTCTACTTGCCCCTCGCCATCTGCACCTTTTCGTGGGGGAAGCTCATCCTCATCACCAGCAAGTCCAGCAGGTTCATTCGGGACAATCTGCTCCAACCACTCTTCCATCTCTTCTTTTTCTTCTTCTTTCTCTTCCTCTTCCTCATCCTTCATATCTATTTCTTCTTGTTCCATAGCCATGGCATCTTCAATATCATCTTTTGAATCTTCAACATCTTCTGGTTCATCTGGAAGAGCAGCTTTGTCTTTACCTACAGTTACAATGTCCTTATTGACGACTGACTCTTCTTCGTCAATCGCAATTGATACACCTGAATCTTGCTCTTCTTGGAAGTAATACCTCTCAAGAATAGATGCTGCATCTTTGTGAGTTGGGAGTTCACCATCTCCTCTGTAGCTCATAATTGGATCAAGGAAAGGACCAGCGGTGTCCACGCTCTTGGGAATTTCGGTGAAATCACTAAGAGCTTCTTTCAGTAAATTTGCGTATGTTACTTTTTTGGTTTTCTTACTCATAATAAATCCTCCCTATCTGATTTTCTTCTTCAAATTTTAATTATATTCTCAAATGATTTATTTTTTGTTCTTATTATATTCAGTTTTCATCATAAGTTGGAATCTTAAATTGACATACCTGCCCAACCCATATCAGCGATAGTGCTTGTACCTGTATGCTTTTCTGGTCTTTTCTCCTTTGATACAACTGCAACTTCACCATTTATAAACTTATACTTCTCAAAATTTACTACAAAATTAATTGCTACACTTGCTCTTCCACTCCTGTTTTTTCCAATAAACATATGAACTAGACTTTCCTTCTCCACATTTCTAGCAAGCAAAGCAACAAAGTCTGCGTGTTCTACTTTCTTGATTGACTCAGACATCATTCCAAGATTTAGTTCTCTTGCATCTTTTATTCCATCATATACTTGTCGACCCAATTGGCTAGCAGTAATAACTGGAATCTTATAGTAGTTAGATAACCCTTTAAGAGACATAGTAATGTGACCTAACTCAAGTCGGTAATGCTCATGCTTTCTCTCAGGTCGAAGAAGATCAAGATAATCAACATATAACCCTTTAACGGATCCATCTCCATATATCGTAAGTGCATCATTCACAATAGGGATTAGGTCAGAGGGAGTAATGGAGTAAGAACGGAAAAATTTCATAATAATTGTGCTATTTCTTTCTCTTAATTTCTCCATTATTTTTTCTTTTATATTTACTCCTCTTTTAACATCATCTACTGCTTGTACTGTTGTTCTGTCAAACAAAGGTTGATACGTTCTTAAATATGCATCACTAAGGGAATTTTCAAGAGTGACATATATATAAACCCTTTCAATTTTATCACTTGATGGTTTTCTATCAAACACGTCTACTTCAGTTGCAGAGTTTATTATTATGTTATTAAGAAGCGTTGATTTTCCTGCGCTGGTTCCACCACCAAAAATATATAATCTTTCAGTTTCAAATCCACCATTTAAAACTTCGTTGTTAAATACCTTAAAACCAGCTGAGACTTTGTTCTTCCTTGAATACTTATTTACTATTTCTTGTAGAATAGGAGTATGATCGTCCTCTATAAAATCCAAAGATGCAGAAGCTTCAATATCTGCAGTTCTATGATGTTCCATTACATTTATATATAATCGCTTTATATTATCTTCATAGTTTGATACCAAGTCCTCAATTGCTTCAAAATTTCCAACCTTTATTAACTCAACTATTCTAACCAACTCATCATAATTAGAAAACATTGATAATGCTTTTTTATGTAATTTTATTTGGTCAAGATTTTTTATGATCTCTTTTGCATCTAACTCCTCTGATACTTTAGATTCTAGAAAGTCTTTTAAACTTGCAAATTTCTTTCCAAACGAAGTTAAACTATCAATAACTGCATCATTACCTTTTCCTTCAATCTTTAATTCACAGACTCGTTTTAAACACTCTAATTTGGTTTTTGATGTAAGGCGAATTCCCACAGTCTCTTTATCTTCAAAGAACTCAAGAATCTGAATAACATCTCTATATAAACTAGTATCTCTTCTAATATTGCTATCCTCAGGCAATTTACAAAAAATAGCAGAGAAACAGACATTCATAAACGAATCTGTTATCATTTTACCTCCTTGACTCCTAATGATTCTAATATTTCTTTATCAATCTCTATTGCAATTTTGTTACTCATTATTTGAATTAATTCTCGCTCTATGCTTACCTGTGCTTTTAGAAGAGAAGATTTGCCGTGCATTCTTGGATAAGCAATAGCGACTTCAGTAGCGGTTAAGCCTATTGCTGAAGATGAATCAGTTGCTCTTCGTCTAGGAGTTTTCCCTACAACATTCTCAACCCAATCCAGATATCCATCTCCATCACACTTTGAGCACCTGACTGATATAGCCTCTAATCCCTCGTTTGGCACGTAATATCTTCCTTTTCCTCTACACTTATCACATTTATATTTACTATACACTTACTATCCTTTTATTATTAGAATTACGAGAACGAAGAGAAATATAATGAGAGTATATGATACTAACCAATAGAAGAAATTCTCGACTTTATATAAATTACCTGATTGAAGTTTATCTGAAATCCAGTCATATGAGATTCTCAGGAAAGATCTTTCTAGCCAATACTGTTGTGGCATCGCAGCGTTAGGTCCAATTATATTTTTAATCCAATCAACTTTTCCAATAGAATCGCAAAGAGCACAAGATAATCTTTCCTGTTTTCCCCATCCTGCTTTTCTGAACTCGTATCCTCTCCCCTTACAACGACTACAAATAACTTCACCTTCATTCAGTTTTATCTTCAGTTTTCGTAATGATGCCATCATAAAGAACCTGCCTAGCTTTTTCTTCAACCATATTTATAGTTTCGTACATCTCCTTCTGTGCTTGCTCAGTGGAAGTCATCATTTTTCCGAACATCTTTCCAAATGGACTATCTACCATCTTTTTATGATGCTCAATTTCTTTATCAATCTCATTTATAACTTTTACTTTCCACATTTGAAGTACTGTATCTATAATTACTTTTGGATCATCATCTAACTTTTCTTTAAATCCTTCGTGATCTGTCAAATACATAATCCAGAACTTGAAGGATACAATAGCAAGGCCTCCAAGAAACTCGGACCATAAGTAATAGTAAGGAGTATCCGTTTCTTTCACTCCAGCTAATTTTTTAGCAAAATACTTTATTGCTTCATCTTTAGTCGACTCTGACGACTTTTCCTCTTTCTCTGTCATATTTAAAATTACTCCCATAGGGTGCTCTTGGTTTTTTACCAACTATATTCTCAATCCAGTCAATCTTTCCTTCTCCGTGACATAACTTACATTCAATCCAACTATCTACATCTTTAGGTAGATGATCTAGGTTCAGAATACCTAGTCCAATACAATCTGGACATATCATCTCACCCTCTTTCAGATTTAGAAATGATCTTATATCTCTGTTTAATTCTCCTCGGTTTTCCATTATATACCTTCCCAGTAACATTCTCAACCCAGTCAAGTTTTCCAGTGCCAAGACACTTACGACAGTAATAAGTACCAGGACCTTCTTTATTATTAACTATCCCAACCCCGTTACAACGATCACAAAAAACCTCGCCTATTTCTAGGCGAGGTCGTATCTTCTTTAGTAAATACTTAATTGCTTTAACCATACTGCTTTGTTACCTTAAGACGCTTAGACCATCCTCTCATATACTTCTCCAACTTTGGATTGCTCTTAGTTATATCTGAGTAGCGACATCCTTGGAAAACATTCAACCAAAGAAGGACAAGTTCAGGTGGGTCATAACTCAATAGAGTTCTAAGCGCTTTAATAGTATTTCTACCAATCGCTCCATCCTCAGCAATATCTCCATAAAGTCGACCTTCTTTATTTAACAGATTCAATGTCTGTTGAAGAAACATTGATGCCCAGTATACTCCCATATTAACTGCTGTATCAAATAATTCAATTCCAATATCATCATCTGGAATTTCATCTCCACCAACATGATCCCAAAACGTGAGTTTATAAAACTCTTTAATACACTCTTGAAGATCCTCATCTCCATCAAGATTTTTTGGGAAGTTTGGTTGACTTTTCTTCTTGTCAATTACACTCCAACCTCTCCAAGTTGGGTGACGACTTCTTGCAACACCCTTATAAGTTTCTCCACCTGGATCATCTGGATCATGAACATAACCGCCTTCGTGTCCCATTGTTATTTCAAATGCTTTGTTAAAATCGGCCATCTTTTCCTCCTTTCCTTCTGTCTGTTGTGATAACCCAACTTTTTCCATTAAAGACTTTAAGAGATCTTTCATCCATGTCATAATATTTCATACCTTTTGTCGGTTTAGGTGATTTATTTTTACATACAAGTCCAGTAATTGCCCTAGGTCTCCAACTTTTTCCTTTTATATTCTCTTCTCTTTTTCCAACTATATTTTCAATCCAATCAAGTTTTCCATCCCCTAGACACCATGGACAGTCTACTTGAATTGCTCTTAAGAAAGGATCACTATTCATAACCTTTCCCCATCCAAAACATATTGGACAAAGATATTCATTCTCTAGTAAAGTTATATTAGAATTTTTCTTCCTACACATAGGTACTATTTCTTTCATCAGAATCTCAATGTCCGGTCATGATTAAGGTGAGTAAACTCGTCTTTTGCAAGAAATCTATTTACTATATACTCACAGTAATCTTCATCTAAACTTGTTAGCATATCTAAAGATCTTATCAAACTATTTGTCTTTGCTTTCTGTTTCCTTGTTATTCTCTCATAGTTAAATTTTCTAGTAATTTGTTCAACTCCTCGATTGAATTCTTCTAGTGCCCCTGACTCATATAGTGGATATAACTCATCTGAATGTTGCTTTGAAACTTCCTGTATTCTTCTTACTGACTCTATTGAATACAGCATTGAGTAGATCTTTATAGTATCGTGGAAAGTTCCCCAACCACTTCCGTGGCATTTCTGACATTGTCTTCCTGTCCCATTAGTTATTCCTGTTCCATTACAATCACCACATTTTTGGTAGACGTCAGAAATTTCTTTCACTGGAATTTTTAGAAAGTTATATGTTTCCGCCATCTTAGATAATTCTTCATCATAAGCAGTAATTACTGACTTATTACTTCTACCAAACCTTTTTTCTAAGTAGTTTGTTTTTAAATACATCTTTACAACCATATCAGTATCGTCTTCATACACTGGTATGTATCTTGCTCGATTTAATTGGTGAAACATTGCTCCAGCAGAATCATAAGATATATACAGATCTATATTGTGAACTCTCTTGACGTGGGTTTTAAAAAACTCATAAAAGAATATATCTCTTGCATTACCAATTCCAAGTATATGAAAGTGTAAATAATTTCGGTTGATCTTCTTTGCTTCATTTAACAATGTAATTAAAGGAAGGACATAAGTAATACAAGGAGTATTTGCGTCAGAAGCTAGATTTGCAACCATACCGCCTGTTCCATGATACTTAAATTCCTTAAATAAGTCGTTTTGACGTAGAATTTTTATAAAGATCTTCCAAAGAGCGGGAGTTCTAAAGTGATGAATATAAACTATTTTATCTTTAATCGAATTTGGAAATGCTGCTGCTTTCATATAGGACTGATAATTCCAATTAAAAACATCATTAAAATCTTTAAAAAACTTTGGATGTCTTCCTTGTCCTGGAGGAAAATCAAGAGTGAAAGCTCTATCATAAACAGCTTGATAAACTTCAAGAAAATAGTGATACATCCAATCTAATGCCTTTGCCTGATCTTCAGTCAACCTTCCAACACTAACTTGATAACCTCCTGAGTCAATTATAATCTCTGACCTACTAAAAATAAGTCTTTGTCTTGCACCTGTTAGCATTTTAACTTCAGCTTCAATATATTTTTTCATAGACTCCATATCACTAATGCTAACTTTCTTACCTGGTAAGTTTTGGCCAAAAGAGTGGAGAAACGAGTTAGAAGTCTGACCAAAGAACCTTGAAAGACCAAAACGGGTAAAGTTGTTCTTAAAACCTCTCTGAGGATCTTTATAGAAGTTCTCTATTATACTATTTACTGTCTGAAGTCCTGCACAAATGTAATCTGATGCCATGATATACTCCTATCTCAATTTTTTATTTGTTCCAAATTATAAAAAAATATTCCAGGTAAGTCAAGCATAAAATAGAATAGGTTTAACGGGTTAGTACCTACCTGGAAGACTTATAATTGAGAACCTATCATCGAGATATAACTTAAGTATTGGTTTTACTTCTGAAAGCCACTTGAGTTTTCCATTATTACAACCAGGTCGAGGTAGAATAACTTTTTTCCAGCCCATAGAATTGGTTAGTGAAAGCAATGATTTGGTTGAAGTTGTCACTAAGTCTGGATCTGCTTTTTCCCACCAGTTATGTTTTACTGGAAATGCAATAATATCCGGTCCAAAATATCTATAAATAATTTGAACTATATTTCCATTTTCTTTAATTAATTCCCCCAATCTTTTATCAATTCCTTCAAACTTTTCTTTTGCTTGTTTAGCATTTCCAGCACCCATTACACAACAACCATCTTTCTTCACAAATCCGTTTGTAGTAATACATACTGCGTCAGCAAGTTTCATTATCTTCTCGCTGAACATATCCCCTACTATTTCTTTCATCCTCTTTCCTTTTATGATATTCTTCGATATATTCTTTCATCTCATCTGGCATATGGATTGGTTTGCTTAAATGTGGAGCTATAAGTCTCTGTTGCATTGTACCTATAATCATAATTATTCTCCTTGAAATTTAAATCCATCTTCCTTCATCCTAACACATTTTGCCATATCAAAAACATAGTCATAAATATGAAGTCCTTTAGAAGCACAAACCATCTCACCATCTTCAACTCCAATTTCTGCTGCCATATATTCTTTTAATAATTGAATTGCTGCCAGATTTGCTGGGAAACCATTCCATAAGTCCCAACTTCGAAAATATGGAAAGAAATGTAGTTTATTATCTTGAACTCTTGTATCAATATGCCTTAAGCATGGAGGGTCTTTTAAGACAATGTCAGATGGCTGTGCTACTTGAAGAACCATTTGATTATTTCTATAACCTTTATTCTTGTATGTCCATATTACCCAATTTACTTGACTCAGAGAGTATATTTCATCTCCCCTATCAGAGAATTCTAATGGTACAACGTCCCGGTCTTCCCAACATTCATCTGTATAGACTAAGCATTTTTCATCGCTTTTACTTCCATTTAGAAAAAACTTTCTTTCGTATAAGTACTCCATTGGCATACGAACTTTATTTATTCTTTGACCATAAGTATATGACTCGTTCTCAGAAACTAAATCAGTCATTAGATACGGTAAATAATCATCTATATAATTGTCAGCAACTGGGTTTGGAATACCATACTGCTCTGGTATTTTTGGTAGAAGTCTATCGCTATCTTTCAAGTACATATAATTTTTGTTGCCAGGATCCTTAACTCCAACTACAACATAATCAAACTCGAGTCTCTTTTGACCAGCATAAGACCCTTGGTCGATCTTAAATACCCGACCATTTTCTATCATTTCAAATAGTGCTCGAAACCACGCGTCTTGAAGTGTCGTAGCTTCAATTTTCACGATATTCATCTATATCTCCTTGGAGGGAATGTTGTGCTTGTCGTTGAGGTTGTACTAGTAGTATATGTTGTTGTACTTCTGGGATAATTGTTGGTTTCAAAATCAATTCTTAAATCTTTAAGTTTCTCAAAGAAATCAAACTTGTCGTCTGCCTCAATAGGAGGCCGCTGTTCACTAATCTCAAAATCATCAATAACTGTAACTTTTTCACATTCTCGGCATATTGCTAACTTCCTAGTTATATTCGCATTTTTAATATGACTCCAAGCATAAACTTTTGCAACCTCTACCCAATCAATACTTCCACACGGACAGAATACTTTATGAAACCACTCAAAGGGTTCTTCAAGAGGTCCAGTAGATGGGTCATAAGGCCATGCCGTACTTTGAGTATGACTATGACCAGGTATAGTATGAGTATGCCCTTGATTTGTACTTGTATACGCATTACCTGATAGTAATGAATGACTATGTGGTGGAAATTGATTGCCTGATAACCCAGAACTAAGGTTTGTCTTTATTTCCTTAATCTTTCTCTTTACTTTCTCAAACACTATTCCCTCACAATTCCATAAACTTCCCCGTACTTTAATACCTTATAAAGTTTTCCCTTATATAGAACATCTTGCCCACCAGCCCTATGACACATAATAATATTACCCGATTTAATTGTAGTAATTAGCTCCCCAACAGATAATACTTTTCCTCGTGCCTGTGGTTGTTGTGTAGTCTCTGGAACAAGTATTCCACCTTCAGTTTTGTTCTCATCTTTGAGTACTTCAACTATCACATTGTCACCTACTGCATCAATCATCTTTCCCTCCTCTAGATAAAATTAAACATTAAGTGCATTCTCGTTGAAATATTCACTCTAAACTTTTCGGCTGCATCAAGAACAATTGGAGTATTTTTGAATAGTTCTTCAGCAGTACATCCCTGTGGCATTAAGTAAATTCTTTCATTTATATTCATTTTAGAAATCTCTTCAATAAAGTTATGATTCTCTGGAGTAACTTCATATACAACTTTTATATAGATATTTTTAAACTCTCTTGCCCACTCAACCATTTTAATTGCGTCATGTACTTCAGTCATCTGAAACATCTTTGGAGAGTAAATATAGTTAATGTTATCTCTAGCAGTTTGTTTATAGAGATCTTTTAAACGATAACCGTTAGTTTCAATATTTGCCGACTGGTAACTTAGTTTGTCTAATAAGAGAACTGTATCCTTATAATGTGGATCCCAAGTTGGTTCTCCACCGGTTATCATTAGACCACACTTTAAGTCATCTAGTATATTTTGTAGTTCTTGAAGAGAGTATTCAGCCTCACGACTGACTCTCATCTTAACCATAGTATCACACCATTCACATGGAGTCTTCTGATCAACCCGATTACAATTTTTAAATCTGATTAGAAGCATTAGTCGACCAGTGTCTGGTCCCTCACCTTGCCAAGTCTGAATACATTCAATTGCTTTAACCTTCCGTTTCATACAACTCCTTTCTGATTTTTATTTTGTTCTTGAACTCAAGTTCTTTTTCTCATTTTGAAATTGACTATATATATTAATTTCAAATAGAGAATTTCTAACTTTTTTTAGGAGGGGATAATGAATACTAGATCAATTATAAGAAATTTAGCATCTTTCGTTTTTGGAGCATTAATATTTCTACTAGCTAATGAAGCGAGAAAGTATGGAATTTCTCATACTCCAGTACTAATAATCCTCCTCATAATAGGCATCTTTCTTGGAGTAAAGACAAGAGGTACAGAGTTCATATGTTTTCTAGGAGGTTACCTCATTGCCTATGCGATGATATAGGAGAAAGAGATGAAAAGAAACCTTAGTTGTTTTTTGATAGGTTTTATTGGCATGATTACTTTACTATCATGCAAATCTTCACCTTTTGCTCTATTTTCTCTGTTTGCCTCAGCAATAGCAATTGGTATCGCTGCAACTGATAAAAAAGAAGGTTTTACACAGAGAACATTTATTAGAACTTTTATAGGCATTGGCGGTTATCTGGTAGGAGCAATAGTTGTAGTAATATTTCTCCCCCAGTTTATAGAACCAAAATAGTACTGAGTCAGGCACTAGATGCCTTCCCCCTACTCAGTATTGTGGGACACTTTGATGCCGGTGTCCCACATTTTTTTCTAAATAGTATCAGTGGTTCGTTTTTCTAACCTCTTCATTATTGGATTCAATAATAAGTCAGATCTATCGGTCCACGCAAACTTAAGCATTGCCCGAGCGTCAACTACATAATATGGGGGCAAAGATACCTCCTCATCTGGGAGAGATATGGATTCTAACTTTCTCCCATTTGCTAGAAATTTCTCCTCAAATCTCTTCCTCACATCTTCAGGTGCTGTCATAAGGTCAATACCAGATAACTTAAAGAGATAGCCTTTTGAACCCGTATTAAAGATATTATACTCGAGTTCGTTCCAATTCAACATTGAGATCACACCAGGAGGTACTCGCTTGTAATTCTCTAATTTCTTCGTGAATGAGGATGGTCTTGCAACTGATTTATCTCCAGCTTTTATCTTTTGTAGAAAGACTCTTTCTCTAAGGTCAACAAATTTGAAAATCTTTGCTGGACTTGCTTCTTCCTCTTTCAAAATCTTATCTAATAGCTCATTTAAACTTTCTTTTGTATAACTTGGATAATCACTTCTTTTTGTTTCAATTCCCATGTTTACAATTTCTCTTGTCTCTCTTCCTTCTTGAGAAGTCACATAGATTGCGTATCTCTTTTTTGCTAAGAATAGTCCTCTCTTAATTACTAATTCATTCTTCAACTCGAGACGATTTTTTGAAGGCGGGACATTATGTAAATTAACTAATGGAGCAATTATCTTATCATTCAAAAATATTTGAATTTCATTACACCACTTTACAATCTTACCCATTGTTTCTTCTTCTGGTTTATTCTTATTTACTAGTTCTCCAAACGTGATAAATAAACTATCAGTATCTCCGGTAATAATAAAATTAGTATCTCTAGATAGGTCACCGTACATTTCTTGCTTCGTTAGAGGATCTGGATCTTCATACTTAGTTAACTCCTTTAGCTTCTTAACATAATTGTTTGCTGAAAGAATTGAAGTTTTTAATGCTTCCTGACCACTTAGAGTAATACTACTACCAAGATCATCATGATAGAATCTAAAGAAGTGGTTTGTAAGAATACCATATAGAGCATTTGCAAGAACTTTGTAAACTAACTGACGACCATGATACATATCTTGTAAATTTTCATTTCCTGCTTGCTTAGCTTCAAACATCTTGGTTTTATACTCTTTTCTTGAACTTAGCAAATGGTCAAGAACTTCTGAATAAATTGATACTTCTTTATCATGAGGTTTATAGAAACAACCATTTATTGTATAAATAAGATTTCCTTCTTTTACCTTCTTAAAAAATTGATCCTTTGTAACTTTCATCTCTTTGTTCAGAAATGCTGGATCATATATTATTTCAAATTCATTGGGAAGATTGTCTGGTTGATATACATAGTCATACCCCAAAGTATGATCTTTAAATTTCATCGCAAAAGTATTTATTCCAATATTATAAGTTAAAATTAAACTGGGATACAGAGATGTAAAGTCAAAATCAACTATATGCTCATGAATTCCGATGCGAGGTTCTTTGACAAAAGCTCCCGGAATTGATTGTTCTTTTACTTTGTAGACATTAGCATTTCTTGATGCTAATCCTTTATCTTTTAGAAATGATATAACCAGACTATCTAGTTTCCCTAAATTACTGAAAGCTCCTGAGAAACTTGAGCTACCAATTTTTCTGATCTCATTTTCTAGAACTATAAGTTTTAGTTTATTTTCTATACCTATGATTAAATCAACGTCTTTTATATTATACTCAATTGCTCCATTAATATCTTTCTCGTATTTCTCAGAGAAATTCTCTCCAACATCAGTTTTCTCTTCTCCTAATTCTTCTTTGGCAATTGTACCAAGTCTATAATTCTCTTTTTGTGTGAACGTAAAACTTCTATATAATTTAAGAAGATCAAGAACAACAGTTCCAGCAATTTCACAATATGTTCTTTTTTCGTCAATTGAAAAAGATATTTCTCCAAACTTTGACATAGATTCAGACTTTATTCTTAACCTCTTACATCTATTATGAATATAATAAAGGTCAAATCCTATTACATTCCATCCCACAACAAAATCTGGTTCTAAAGTTCTGAAATCTTTTATAAACTTAATTAGCATATCATATTCAGATTTAAAAATATGGATTGGATCATCCTTTGTAGTTATAATATCTGAAGCATTTGGATTATTTAGAAGAATTTTATTGTCAACTGCATACGTTATAAATTTACCATGATAAGAATAAGTTATAACACATACAGCATGTTTTGCATCTTCAACATTTGGAAATTCCTTTGTCTCGCTATATGTCTCAATATCTAAATACATAATATTGAGTCGGGTTTCTGGTTCTCCTTTATTAAAGTGATAATAGTCTTGAGCATGCTTTACTGATATTCTCGTATCACCTTCATATGTTCTTTCTGGATCTAACTTTGCTTTTTGTCTATAAGGAACTTTTATTAAATCTAAATTCTCATATTTAACTAAATGCCTATTCTCAATTCCTTCTGGAGCTTGGTAGCAATAGTAATCATCATTCATCTTATGATAAACTTTTTTGTTATCTTTATCTCTAAAAATATATAAAACTTCACTAGTTCTATTTAAAAACTGAACATCAATAAGTCGATAGTCTGGTTCATAAAACTTATCTGGAATTTTATAACGAAATTTTCCTTTTCCTAGAGACTTTATTGTTTTCTCTGGTTTTACTTCAAGTTTTGCTCCAAGCATTACTGCTGCAGTTTGAATATCTCTTTCGAACTTATCTTTATAAGTTTGATTTCTATTTACAAATGAGGGATGAACTGTTAAAAGAACATCATAACCGTTCCATTTAAAGACTTGTCCTCTCAAATCTGTTATTCCACTTTTAGCAAAACCAAATGCCATCATTGGTGATGCACCCATAGCTACTACTAACTTAGGATTACATGCTTCGATTATTTTAAAAGCATTTTCCTTACATCTATTGATTATATCCGGAGTTGGATTACCAGTCTTTCCGTCGGGAAGTATCGTACAACACAGAACACAGTTTGTCAATAACCATTTAAACTTATCTCTAATATATAAGTTAAATGGTTTTCTAAATGTTTGACCTGATCTACCTATCAGAGGTTTTTCTTTTTCAACTTCATTTTTACCCGGATTTTCTGACAGAAATATAACTTCTACATCTTTCAGGTTTTTGGGAGAGTTTGTTTCGAGTATGCATGAAGGAGCACTGAGGAGAGGACAGGTCATACAATCAGCAAATGAACTCTTAATACTAAACATAAACGTACTCCATTAATATTAATTTTATTTTTGTTCTAGATATAAAAAATGGATACTCATTACAGATTAAGATTTTTTCTATATATATAAATATTTGAAGAATGAATGGATTGGTTTTTTTTATTTTCAAAGAATTGTTCTAAAAGGAGGAAACTAATTATGATTTGAAAGGGGGGAGGGCCTATGACTAAATCATGTATAGATCAGGATATGATTGATGACTCAATCAGAATTTTGGATCTAAACCAAGATGATGTTAGTGAGAAAACTATAGTCAATTCTTTTATTGATTTACTTGCCGAGTTAGGGGGAGATAAGAGCGGGACAGAGAAGGTAATAGCAGCAAAGAATACTTTGCTAGCTGCAATAATCGAAGACCAGTTATCTGAAAGGTCTCGATATTACATCAAGCTTCCAATACCTAATGCCTGTCCAAATTGCAGGGGCAAAGGTTTTAAACCAGAATTTTTTTATGATGTCTTAGTTCTTCCATGCAAAGTTTGTGACGGTACTGGCATCGCGAGAAGTATATGTAAGCGGTGTAAAGGCAAAGGAAATGTTGGTCAGAAGACTTGTCAAACTTGTAAAGGAAAAGGTATATATGAATACAGGAGAACTTCAAAAAGACGTCAACCAATAAAGTGTAAAAATTGTGGAGGAAGCGGCAGTAAATCAAAACCAGTAAATACTGGAAAAATAAAAGAAATTGTTATGTGTAAGAAATGCAAAGGAATAGGACGAAAACCGCTATCAGTTTCAACTCCAGTCTTATCAAAAGACATTGCCAAAAAACTGACGGAAACGTAGTCTCTGTCCCGCCATAGAGATAGGTTACTTCCCTATCTCTATGGTGGTAAAGTTTTCTAAAAAATCTTCAAGGCTAATCTTATTTTTTTGGTTTAATTGGCAAGTCTTAGTTGGTTTTCTGATCTGTTGTTTTTTATTAAGATTTAAAGAAGAAAATATTGCTACTTTATCATCTGACTCATTAATTATTTGACTCAATAAGTCAAGGTCATCATCTTTTAGAATAGCAATTTTATCTCGAAGAGAATTGAATAGATCATTGTTATAAGTCCTTGGAGAAAATGTTATATCTCTCCTATTGATTCTAAAATCCATTACACACTTCTTGATGAAGTTAAACAACTCCTCCTTATCAAGATAATACAAGTTAATATTGTTTAGATATGCATCTAAGAAATGATTCAACTTACCACTACGTTGAAACATGCTTATAACATAGGTATGAGTAATTGGAGAATTATACTTTAGTAAATCGGAATTAACTTGGGTTTTAAGATTTCCATCAAATAACCATTTATTAAATGTCTTAAACGGCATTTTTCATCTCCATTGCTAAGTTCTCATAAAAGTTATCAATCTTTTCTTGATTGAGTAACTTTGGAGTTTTTAGTCCTCTTACTCCTTTCCCATCAGTCCACCTTAATAGTTCAAGCATCTCATATTGTCCCCTATATAGATACTCATCGGGCAACAATTCTGGATATGAGAAGTTTCTAGGAGCAATTGGTATACAATTATTTATTACTGCATCAATGACCTGGTATCCATAACATTCTTCTTTTGAAGTAATTAGCATGCACTCTGCCTTACTTATAAACTCATAATAATCACTCCAATCTTGAAATGGAGGGGCATCAACAATTTCTCCATATTTTTCAATTGCTGCATTCTCTAACCTTTTAGTTCTTTTCTGAACAGAATCTCGAGCAACTGATATTATATGATACTCCTTCTCAGACTTTTGACCCTTAAATGGAGGGTTTGGTAATGCTCCCAAATTTACCGCATGATTCCAGTGAATTTTTCTTTTATGATAATCACTAGCAACAAATACTTTCTTATACAGAAGACTGTGACCACACTCAATAGCCCATTTGCTAGCCCTTACAGGAACAAAATAGTCATAATCATTTAATGAAGTTGCATGACAGAAAGCAAAAGCATTCTTGATTCTTCTATGGTGAAGAACACTATGAAAGATTCCGGGAAAACTTATATCAGCATGAAGAAGAAAATCATCGTCTTTTATATCATAGTTTAGAAACTCTTTTACTTGATCACTCTCAAAAGTAATTGCTTTTTCAATATTTGAAAAATCTTCTTGACTTGACTTCTGTTCCGATACACAATCTTTACCTATTATGATTATTTCGTCAAAATACTTTGATAGTCCTTCTGGTATTTGAGAAAACCACCACTCTTGGTATCTCATCTTCACTGGCAGCTGTGGAACAAAAAATAACCTACTCACAACTTTCTCCTTTCCAGTGAATCAGTTTGACTTTTGCTTCTTCAAGCATCTCTTTTGTCTCGGGGGCATTATAGTATTCTTCATAGTATATCTCAGATATACCTGAGTTTATTAGAAGTTTAGCGCATATAAAACATGGAAAAGTTGTACAATAGACAGTCGCCCCTTCGCTCGATATACCTCGTTTAGCAGCTTGAGCTATGAGGTTCTGCTCAGCATGTACTGCTCTGCACAACTCATGTTTTTCGCCTGATGGAATATTTAGTTCTTCTCTTAGACATCCTATATCTAAACAATGTTTCTGCCCAGTTGGTGCTCCATTATAACCAGTTGCTATTACTTGACGGTCCTTAACTAGAACCGCTCCAACTTTTCTCCTTAGTCAAGTTGAACGACTCTTTGCTAGGTGGGCCATTTTCATAAAATAAGCATTCCAATCAGGTCTCTTTATTTCATTAGCCATTTGCATCTTCCTTCAAAAAGATAGTATTTCTTATCATGATCCCATAAACTCTTTTGACTTGGATAAACTAAATCTAGTAATTTCCACTTCTCTATAGAATTTTCAACTTCATGAATATAAGGAGCATTCATCTGGATAGAATAAAAGATAATATCAAAACCACTCCGAAGCATACTTTCTCCAACTGCTCCCCACTTCCTATGAGATGGGTGGAATTCATAAATTGGATCTGGAAAATAGTAAGTATTATTTGGATCTAACAGATTTGGTGGGAGGTTAAATGAGAAATATTGTGCTTTAACTAATCTATGTTCTTTAAATAGTTTTTCAGATTCTGCTCTTCTCGGATCATGAGGATCAGTATAAACCACTATAGGTCTTCTTTCTAGAATTTCAAAACATCCAATTATCTCGTCGTCATAATGAGGAGCAATGATAATCTCATCTCCAGCCATTTTTTAAGACTCCTTTCCTTTTTTATTTTGTTACCTTATATAAAAAAAGTGTCTATATATATTAATTGTAGGATGAACTGTTTATATTCTTGAACAAGGAGGCTTAGTTGGTTATGAGTGATCATGATACTTTCGGAACTACTCAAACTTTTAAATCAAGCATCAATAATGTTGAATGTCCATGTTGTCACTCAATAGTTGATGCTCAGAGATTGAAATGTCTCTACTGGGGATTTACTTATCATAAAGAGGGGGTTGAGTGTAATGTTTGCTCAACCATGATTGCAGTAGGTAGTAGTTTGGACCCAAGGAGGTAGATTATGGGCCTTCCACAAGGAATTAAAATTGCTACATCAACATCCCTAGCTGATCTGGAAAAAGTAATATTTCATAAGATCAATGAAAGCTGGGATCGTCGAGGTCGAATTGCAACGTTTGTATTCAAACGTTTCAAGAATTATGAGTATCAACGCTATATATGTACGACAACTGTAAGAGCACTAAGTAGCTTCCTGGCTCCTCACTTCATACTTATGGATCTTAATGAGTATGAATATGACGAGCAGAATGACTGCTGGATCTTCACTGAGATGAAAGATGAGGAAGATTTCAGGGTCATCGTAAACCATAAGTATTGGGATCATAGACAAATAGTAGCTTTTAAGGAAATGGTCCTTGCTCTTGCTAAACTCTACAATGTAGTAGTTGAAGATAATTCCAACTATTAAACAAGGAGGTAATAGGGCTATGCAATCAACAACTCTCATGAAGTGGTGTTTCATATATGCGGTTATAGAGGTACTAGGAATCGCTGCTATGGAAACGAGTACTAGCATCTTTACTAGGGTGCCATCATTTCTGCTGACAACAGTTACATGGATTATAATAGCGAAGCTCTGGATCCGTTTCGTAAAAGCTGAAAAACGGGAAAGAGAAGATGAGAGAAAGAAAGAATTAGAAGAACATCTTAGAAAAGAAAGAATCAGATCCTTTTATAAGGACTGAAAGGAGGCATAGACATGCTTACACTTGGGCAATTCTTAATAGCAGTCATTGCTCTTGCTCATCTCTGCTTCTTCATTTGGTTATGGAAAGGTACACCCGTTCGCTCATCAAAGAGAAAAAGAAAGAGGAAGGAAGAGCAGTTTCGGCAATCATTGTCATTTGGTGGATACTGGGATAAAATCCAGTCTACCAAGGGCCAATTTGGAAGATGGTAGGAGGAAGAAATATGAATTTCAAACTTGATGGAGAATTAAATCAACAACCAGGTTGTATGGTTGTTCGTGAGAATGTCGAGTGCTACCTACGGGGAGAACTTGATGAGGAAACTTCTGAACTCGTCAAGCGGCATTGTTGTATTTGCAACAAGTGTCATGATTTCCTCTTCGAAAGAGCGTTTGCTGACTTTCGAGGTCATGTAGCATACGTAGATATTTAGTCCTGACTTCATCAGGAGGAAAAGGGACCCTTCCCTTTTTCTTTCATTTTTTTGTCTTATTGCCAGGTTTTCTTTGCTTTTCTTACCTTTATCTCAGTTGATAATTGAGTCCTGAGTTTAGTAATACATGGATGAGTAATTCTTCCCGTCCTAAAACCAGTTCCTGTGAGGTAGTTCATAACTATTCTTATCTTCTTATTATGAGCACCCGATACTGAACCTAAGTATTTTTTCAATTGGCTGCAACACCACTCAGGTTTCTCTTTCCACTGACCTAGTAAACTTTCTCTTACTCTTTGCCACTCAGGATCTCTAACTAAATCTCTAATATGTTCTCTTGCCATTATTATCTCCCTGGTCTATCACCTTGTTGTTGTAAGGCCCTAAGAGCTTTAAAGAAATGCTCAAAGTAAAATGGAAGAAGGAAAGGAGTTAAAGCTTTCTCAAATAAAGTCATCAACTCTCTAATTGAGTATGCTTTAAAATACTCACAGGCACCAAAACCTTCTACTGAGAGTAAAAACTCATTTCTTTCTTCTCGCCTACTTATTAGTATTTCAAATGGAAATGTTGGTTCAATAAACTGGTGTACACTCTCAGTAAATCCAAGATTCTCAAGTACTTCTCCAGTAGTTAAACCATCAGGTACAGAGTATTTGGTGGGCCTAATATCTACACCCTCAATAGTGTTTACTTCAATTTCCATATTTTACTTCTCCTTTATGATAGGTTCTAGGAAAAATTGTGGAGTTAATTTATTCATAAGTTCTATATAATTTGAAAAAGAGTAAGTAAATATATACTTAGAAAAACATGGAAATCTAACCTCTATAACATACTGATCCCAGTTAGGGTGAGTATAAACATAGATATTTCCATAATTTAAATCAGGAAGTGTGTTCATCTCTTTAGCTTCAAGAAGACTATCGTAATAGCATGGAACTATTTTTTCGTCCTTAAATTCCCAGTTTCCATTCATTATACACCAGTCATAAAATTTAAAGCAAAGTAAAGTTCTTGTCTACACATCGCATGATTCATAAAGTCACCAAATAAACTCGATATAAACATCTTATCTGCGTAGAAAATTATTGCAACCCCCTCAACACAATTTGCATGCTTTCCGTTGTAATACTTAACAAATCGGTCAGTTAACTCTCCTGAAAAATTTCTTAAATTTTGTGGATTCTCAGAAATCTGATCTTGGTCCCCGTCAAAATCATCTGCAATTACTTCTGTACAAAGTTTCTCTATTACAGCATCTAGATCACTCATATCATAATCACAAATGAGTCCAACGTAGAGAGGAAAACCAAACTTATTTGTTTTTCTAATAATAAACGGAGAATAGTGTTTTCCTAGAATTACTGTACTTACTTTTGGTTCTGCCATAACCGACTCCTTTTTATTTTTTTGTTCTATATAGTCTAATTGATGACTTAAAAGATAATTGAAGCAAGATGAGATTGAAGCAAATGTAAAATCTATATGATAAGAAACCCAGATATCTCTTGAAGCAATTTGATCATCTGTTGGATCAATTAATATAACGGGTATCCCGTGTGTATGAGCAAACATTATCTCCATAGGTGTTCCAAAAGAAGCTCTTCTAATATATACAACGAGAACATGACAAGAAAGAATCATAAGTTTATCTGCTGGAGGAATCTCCGAAGGGTCAGTCCCTCCTACTTTATGTACCATAATAGGATCAATAAAGTTAATCTTATCCCCATAATCTTTTTTTACTAGTTCTCGGTATTTGGATTCACGAGAATAACCACCTAGATATACTCTTAGTTTCATACTAACACCGCCTCCATTTTCTTATATTTCTCAAACTTTTCAATGGTATCTTCAGATCCACCAGTTCTATCTTCTGCAACGCAAGCAATCAAAATATCAGACATTAATGCTATATAAGTATTTCTTACAATACCCGCTCCTCTACCAAACTTTTTCCAATCCGGATAAAATATAAGAATTGGTATTCCATACTTCTTTGCAATCTTTTCAGCAAATCTATCTCCGCCCTGAGGACAACCACCAGAGCAAATCCAATCACCTTCTTCATAAGCTTTAAAGAATGCTTCCTCAACTACTTTATAGTCATTAAATCTATCTCTTCTTCTAGTACCAATAATTCCAATAATTTTTCCAGGTTTAGTTGGATCCATTTTCACCACCATATATAAAGATTTGCTACTATATATATTACTTAATGATAGGGCGGAATGTTTGGTTTCTTGGTATCTACTTTACAAGGAGGTAATATCATGAAAAAGATCCTACAGTGTCTCATTGAAGAGTTAGTGAGACAAGACCTTGAGGAAAAGGGTCTTCCTCAAAGTCAGATTGAAAAAGCAATATCTAGATTTAAAGAGAGAGGTATGGTAAATCTCTCAACGGCATTGGTTAAGAAAGTTGAGTCATCAGAAGATCTCAAAAACTTAGTCTCTAAGAAGTACAGAGATATAATAACTCAAAAGAGCCGGGAGTTACTAATACATCCCAGTCTTTCAGAGTAAGTTTCAAACAAGGAGGTAGTTAAAATGAAACTTAGTGAGTTTGAAAAAAGAAATATTGACCAAGTAAAGAGAATAATTGGTCAGTTAGTAGTTGCTCTATGTATTGGGGGTTTATCGTTTACCGCTTCAAGAACTTCATGGACATTCGTCCACTCGTCTCACTTTCTGGCATGGACATTCGTGATACTTGGAATAGGACTAGCAGTCGCAGCGCTAGTTGCAGGAGTCCATACTACGATAAATGAAGTTTACCCATTTGTAAGGAAGTTACTAAAAGAGAAATAAACTAATAGTTTCAAGGAGGATAATACCATGAAACGAAGAATGATGTTAAGATCACTATTGATCATAGTGTTAGTTCTCAGTTTGGCAAGTCCAGTACTTGCTGAGAGTTTCGAAGTTCGGACTTTAAAAGTCCTGGTTTTGACAGATGGTGTGTTCAGGCAAGACCGGATCTACCAGGCAGTTTCAAATGCCACCAATATCATAAAGGGTCAGGTCTATATGGAGCTTGAGATTGTAGCAGTTAAAGAGTATCACTGGAACAAGAAAACAGGTGCCCATATAATGATGCAACTCACAAAGAGAGCGAAGCAACTTGAGAAGAAGATTGATTATGACGTTGCTATTGGTTACCTGAATCTTCCAGGGAAACCCTTTATGGCAAAGAATGCTGGTCGGTATATTCTCATTAGGTCGACTATGCAGGGTTCAGGCATAGTTACTGCTCATGAGTTGGGTCACACTTTTACTAACACTACTCATGATACAATCGGTCTGATGGCTGCAAATGTAGCTAAGAAAAAGAATACGACCATCATGGCCGACCGTCAACTCATGTGGAAAAACAATCGTTGGAGAACCTTCTAACCAGGAGGAAACAATGAGCACTAAAGAAGAGCTCACACTAAAAGAAATAAGAAAGTACATCGACAGAGCAAAGTCTGATGGTCCTGACTATAGGGACAATGAGAAGATAAAGTTTGCTCTGATCGCAATCGCTGAGAGCTTAAACCTGTTTGTCTCAGCTATGATGGAATCAAAGTTCGGTAGTGAATAAGCTATCCACTAGATTCAACGGATAGTCAAAAAGGCATATTTCACCAATGCCTTTTTGTTTCTCAGTTATTTTTTTGTCTTATAACTCTGCTTGAATCTCTCCATATCCTGAAAAAATAGTAGCTAAATTAACCCCATATGCTTTTAGTAAATCAAGTATCATCTCTTTTGTCATACCAGCTAAAGGAACTAAATATTTAATTGGACTTGGGCCAGCAATTGCAAATAATTCATTCAACTTAACTGCATACTCTTGATAACAATCTGGAAATAGATTTAAACGATCTGAAAAATCAGCCCCATGCCAAATCTCACTGATCCTTTTGTTCTCAGCAACTCCTAGTGCAATGCCTGCAAACATTGTATTTCTACCTGGAACATGAAAAATACTAATTTCATCTTTACTTCCAAACGTGCCCTGCTCACCACTTCCAGTTAAAGCACTATCATATAGTAAACCTGATACTGAGACTAATTGCCAAGGAACTTTAAGTTTGTCAAGTTGATTAACAGCAAAATCTAGTTCTTCTTTATGTAATTGTCCATAATCAATTAGTAGACAATAAGGCTTTCTATTTGTTCTAAAAGCGATTTCCAGCATCAACCGACTATCTGCTCCGCCGCTATAAAGAATTAATAGATCTCGCACATCTTCTTTTAATGGACCTAAATTTACCATAAAACTACTCCTTTCATTTTTATAATATGTTCTCATATCCAAAATTTATGTCTCATATAGTTCTTTGGTTACTGTCCCAAAGCTATATATATTAATTACTGGAATAAAGTTATTGTATCTAAAACTAATATTTGGAAGGAGGATAGAAGGTGAAACTAGTTCTCGATGTTCTGGCGGTGGTGGCGTGTGTACTGATTCTCTTATCTCTAGCATTTCTAGGAGGTTGTGTAGGATCAATTGTCGGAACAATCATTGGAGCAATTGCTTTTCCATCCTATGGATGGAGAGTGATTAAGGGTTTTGCAATTCCAGAAACAGGAGGGGAAGAAATAGTCTAACCAAAGTAGAAGGAGGATATTACTATGAAGGAGAAAGAAAAATTACTTCGTGAGGAGCGAGTCTCCTTACTCCGTCAAAGCGCAGAATTAGAAGAGAGAGTCAATAAGGGAATCGCAACCACCGAGGACAAGGAGAGACTACTAGTGATCAAGGAAAATCTATCAAGAGTCAGTCGGGAACTTTCAGAGTTGGTCGACAAACCGAAAAGCTTTCGGTTGTTCAGAAAACCGAGGGAACAAGCTCAAGGTGGGTTTGCTTATGTAATTAGGGTCCTTATGTACTCAATAGTTTCTCTTGCTTTGATCTTCACCATAGCAGGAGTATACATTTTCCATGAGACTGGACCTGAAGCAATCAAGAAAGCAATCAACTACGCAGCAGAGCAGCAACACCTTGAAAAGCAGTTGGTTGACGTTTTATCAAAAAGAATCAAAGACGTCAAAAACCCCGAGTTGATCGGCGTTGAAACTATCACTGATTCAGATGGTTTCACTATGATATTTCCTACAACCGTCTACAAAGATCAAGTGAGATCAAAGGCAATTGAGGATATGTCCCATAAGGTGAAGAGTTGGGGTTACGATTCTTTACTAGTTGGGAGAGCCTATAACTCATTAGGTGGCAGAGTCTTCTGGACCGACTTCCAAGGTCAGGATGAAACAGATCTTGAGATTATCATTGACAAAATGAGATCAATGGGTCTCAAGAAATGCTTTGCGTTTATGTCAAACCCAGATAGGCGAACATGGCCTGATCCAATCAAAAATTGGGTTCAGGGGGACTTGACAATCCGCCAGGAATCTGTTCGCTTTGCCTCAATCCTCTGGAAGACCGATGAGCAAAAGATTGTCATTCACTCTGAGAACTTAAATGGAGTGATAAAGGGAGACAGTTTCAAGGTCAAGATTGACAATGAGCCCATCGACGCCATCCAGAGAGCTGCTGAAGCAGAAGGAACTGTCAAGGCCAAAGAGGAAAAGAAAAGTAACTATTTCTCGGGTGCCTATAACTGGGTAAGCGAAAAAGCCAAAAAGGTTTATCACTGGGTTTTCTAAAGAGATCAGAAGTGAACTCGTGATTAGAGGGGAGTCGGGTCCCCTCATTTTTTTGAGTTGTTCCATAGATTTAAGTTCATATTACAGACTTTATCCATGATTAGTTTTTCTTCAACATTTTTTTTCGCTTGATTATTATAATCTTGATACTTATGCATCGCGTGCTGTATCTTCATTTCTAAACTTTTATCATCAAATATTATTACTCCAGACCTTTTATAGAAGTCAAGGAGTCTAGTTCTTTTTCTTAATAGTAGAGGTACTCCAGACATCATTATTTCTGTTATAACTCTAGGACAACCATCTTGCTCATTTGATGTTACTACCCCAAAAAAACTAGAATTTAGATACTCATTTAGAATTGGTCTTTCAACCCACCCAACAAAGTCAATATTATTAACTCCATATTTCTTACACATTCTTTGCCCATCTTCTGGTTTATTCCCCAAGTGAACAATAGATAATCCTTTTAAGTGAATAGATTTAGAAATCTCACTTATAAAAAATTCTTGACCTTTGTGCCTTATTTGAGCAAAATTACAAATCCAGCATAGGTTATATTTTTTTGGCATTCCAAGTGGTTTAAATATCTCATTATTAGCAGTTTTATAGAAAGGTGCAGTTTTATATTCGTTTTGATTATCTTTTTCACTTTCTAAAAGTATTAAATCATAGTTACCACCATGCTGAGGATAGACTCTTTTGCCAGCACCGAGGTATAGTTTCTTCCCAAAATGGTCAGGATTGATTTTTGTAAGTTTACAGTACTCAGGGAATCCTCCTCGAAAGAAGGAAATTTTTGGTGGGATGTAATCGAATACTTCATTAAAGTTATCTACCCATCTCTGGATAAATTTCTTACCATCTATATTAAAAGTAATATCTGCTAATTTCTGTCTTTTCGGGTTTAGTCGCCAGACAATAAAGTTATCGTATATGTGGTTTCTAAGAAACCATATTCCCATTAGTAGATAAAAGTCATGACAATTCTTTTCAAAGTTTTCTAAGCTCTTATACTGATGGTAATACTCTAATGGCCTCAGGTTTGTTCTAAATAACCAAAAGTCCTTAGTCATTTATTACCCTCGTTGAAGTTCTGCCAATATGTGATTAACCCTATTACTTATATTATGGTCTCTCACACACCTTTCCAATACATTTGTACTTATTTGTTCTAACTCAGATTGGTTATTAAGATAATGATTTACTTTCTCCAAAAGGTCATTATAGTTATGATAGGTTAGAATTTCTTTACCATCTTCAAGATGTATTAAGACTTCTGGTCTGTGTTTGGTTATAACTGGAACTCCACACGCTCCAAATTCAAACATCCTATGAGCTAAAGGAGATACTTCATCTTGGATATCTAAACCTAATCTTGCGCTATTTATAGCAACTAGAAATTCTTGACCTTCAATATGACCATGATTTCTAATATGCTTAGGCCAATTTTTTCCATACGCTGTGACAATCCAACTTGTATCTTTTCTAAGTTTATTAACATATGTTATTCTCATTTTCTTACTCTTAAACCTAGCATGAGTTCCAGTTCCAATCATTAAGAGATCTGTCGTTTTTGGAATGCTAAGTTTCTGGTGAAATTTAAGATCACACGCAGTTGGGTTATAAATACATTTCATCTTTTTTGAAACCTTCTTATATGTCTCAAAATGGTTAGTTACATAAATATCAAAGATACTATAGTCTATAATTCTATACACTGGATCACTAAAACCGAACCCAACAATTGGTACTTTTATTTTCTTTCTATCTTGTCCCGAGAAAGATAATCCAGTATGAACTAACCAAATCTGATCCGGATTATGATCAAATATAAGTTGTGGTATATTCCAAACTAAACCCTTATCAAGATAGATAACTTCATGACCCCGTTTCTGAACTTCTTCATAAATCGAGCGTTTGGTTCCCATAACATGCCAAGCATATCCGTCCGAAAAATAGAGAATCTTCATTCTTCACCTCTTCGATATTCTGCTGACAAGATAAAACTATAAGGTACGTTTCCGTATTTCTCAATAAACTCAAATGTTTTACTGTTATTCATTTTTTCATTTATAGATGCTAACAGCAGTAAATGATCTTTACAACTTATAGATTCTTTAAATTTACAACTAGTCTTTGAGTCAGTTAAAAATGGGAGAATATCCTGATATTCTGGGATACTACAGGGGTGCTTGTGGCCAAGCTCTTTTTTTAACTTCTCAGTTAGTTTAGCACCTGCTCCATAAGGAAACCAATGTATCGAAGCAACTTTTGCTACTCGAATTGCTTCTAAGAGAAATTTCTTTTTATTCTTAATATGCTCTAAAGTATTAATTGATAAGGATATATCGAATGAGTTATCTTTAAATGGTAATTTAGTTGCATCAATTCCCGCTTTAAGATTTGCATCTACAACTTTACAGTTTACAAAACTCTTTATTCTTCCAACCCCACCCATATCAATAATGCTAGTAGGTTCATACTCACTCACTAAATTCGACATTCTCCAATGAATCCACTTTACCAAAACTGGTATATTCTTTAACTTCTTCAATTATCTATCTCCAATTTTTCTAGCAGGATTTCCTGCCCATATCTGATAACTTCCAATATTTTTTGTTACAATTGAACCTGCACCTATTATAGATCCAGTTTGAACCATTACTCCATCTGTAATAATTGCTCCTGCACCTATCCAAACATCATTTCCTATTATGACTCCCTGACCAGTATTCTTTTGTTCTCGTATTAACTTATCTGGTAAGATTCCATGGTTTTGAGCATATATTTGAACATATGGACTAAACACAACATCATTACCAATTGTGATTCCACCAAGTCCATGCATAATACAATGATAGTTAATAATAGTATTATTGCCAATCTTTATTACACCAGTACAAGTTCTTAGAATCACTCCATGCCGGATTACAACATTGTTACCAAGAATAATTTCTCCACCGTGTTCCTTAAATCCTATAAGCGCGTTTTTAGATATGGAGCAATTTTTCCCCTGAGTAAGTTTAGCAGTAATCATCATAATTTCCTATATATAGTTTCACCAATTTTCTTATAGTTACCACCAAGAAACTTAGGTCCCTCAATTTTCCACTTTCTAATTGAAGATTCAAAATGACCAGAAGAAGGTTTAATCTTTGAACTGACTTGTAGATGTAATATACCAGATCTCTTTAAGCAATTGGTTATTCTTGCTAACTCTCGTACTGGATCATATACGTGTTCTAATACATCGGTACAAATAACTAAATCAAAGAATGAATCGGGCAGTTGAGAATCATGGTAGTAAACCTTTGGATTAAATCCTCTTAACCTAACTCGATCTAAAGTAAAATTAAGAAGAGGCCCTGGGACATCGAGTATAGAAACTTCATTGGAATTCTCAAATAGAGCAATTGCATGAGTTCCAACTCCACTTCCAAAATCTAGGCACACTTTTCTACTAGTTTTTCTAATAAGAGAGTATAGTTCACGATGTCTAGATTCAATACTAGTAACCATTAAAGTTTTTAAGTACGCAATAATATCTAAACACTTATACTCTTTATACAATGATAGAATATCATTTTCACTTTTAATAGAAGACTGCCCATCATAAATTCTTATTGAGTCAGGACTTTTCGGTATAATTGATTTAATCTTTTTCAGAGAGATTTTGGTTATCTTAGATAGTTCTATATCACGTTGCTCTTGAGATTCATTCAGTATGCTCATGCTTTTTACCCAATATTCAATTTACCAGTTGCCTTAATCCAATCCTTAAAATACTGCGTTTCTTCATTAAACTCTTCCAAACTTCTGTTTTTAATCTTAATTACATTTTTTAGTTCATTCTCTCCTGAAGAACCGAAGAAGTAAAAATTATAGTCATCTAAATTTCTAGATAAAATTTCTACTCCAAACTCATCTGGTTTTTCCCATATCTCAGAACCAGGTAAGGGAACAAAACTAGTTACACAAATAATATCGTATGGAACTTTCTGTAGCCACTCAATATTCTTTTTAACTGTCTCCTTAGTTTGACCTGGAGTTCTTATCATAAATAAAACTCTGCTTTTCATTCCAACTTGATGAGCTATCTCTAATGCTCTAGCATTATCTTTAGAGGTAGTTCCCTTTCTTAAAACTTTTAATACATCGTCGTCAAAACTTTCAATTCCAAAAGAAACTTCTCGACAACCAGATTCAAACATAATTTTATACATCTCATAATCAATTGGTTTAACTCTAGTCGAAATTCTCCATACTATATCAAGGGAACTCAAGTGATCACATAAATCTAGGACTCTATCTCTATTAGCAGTAAACATATCATCTGAAATTCTGAATTGCCTTATGCCATACTTCTGGATGACATGCTCTATTTCTTGTTTAACATTCTTGGAACTTCTATGACGAACCTTCTTACTATAAGTAAACTTGGGAGCTGAGCAGAAAGTACATTTAAAAGGACATCCACGAGATGTTAAGAGAACGGTACTACCTCCTTCTTTATATGTTTTGTTATACGCAAAGATATTTCCTCCTTGCTTATCCTTAAGTAAATCTCTTGATGGAAATGGAATTGTATCAAGATTATCAACTATTTGACCGTTGTAGATTTTCTTTAGTTTCTTATTCCTTACATCTTCTAACATATTAAGAAAAGTAATCTCACCTTCTCCCTTGCAAATAGTATCCACAACTGACCAGTCAACAAACTCTTCTGTATAAGTTCCGGGACCACCTAAACCAATAATTGCTTCTGGAAACTTTTCCTTTATAAGGTATGCAAATCTATTTGCTTGTGGAAGTTCTAAACTGGTTACTGTTATTCCATAAAAGTCAGATTCATTAAGGTCAGCAATCGCTTCATATGTTAAGTAAGAAGAATAATTTTTTATTTCAACTTCAAATTCATTTTCTTCTATGACTGATGCCAGATACATAATACCCAAAGGAGCCTGAGCATCTGGTTGCTTTAAATACGGATGAGGTAGATATATCAAAGTAATTTTCATTTTTGTAACTCCTCAGAATGGACAACTCTCTAAAAGCTTATCCAGATCAATCTTTAGATCATATTTCTTTACAAACCTCAAAGGGGCATCAATACTCCTATAAGGAAGACCAAGAGTATATGGTTTATAAGGTTCAACTCCAACAGATAATAGATAATCTCTAAACTTAAAACCTTTTCCTTTTACTTTACCAGATAGTTCAATCCATAAGGATGGAACTCTATATGCATCTGCAACAATTAAACCATGTAGAGAACTAGAAAGGATTGCTTGACAAGATAAAATGTTAGTAATAACTTTCTCAACAGGTTCATAAACATCTATAAACAAAACATCTTTTCTTAAACATTGAATACCAATCCAGTTATCTTTTTGATCGACGAAGTGTGGAACAATACCAACTTTATATTTTTTCTCAATGTCAGGATTAAATAACCGAGGTAATAAAAGAGCTGGATCTCCATAAATGTCTGGGCAATTTATACTCTGTCTTATTAGAAATTGTCTAGTTAGTGGACCTCTAACTGCATGAATCTTCTTGGGAGATAACAATTTATGATTCTGATCCATTAAACCAGAACCCCAAATTTCACACCATTTCATAGAAGAACCTAAATGATGTAAAATACTTCCAACAGCCAAATATACTGTTCTAGTTGGAGTTGGAGAATTACAATATTTTACTTTTCTTTTAGATATTTTTCCAACAATATAAGGAGATAATTTATCTCCAAAATTATTATCTTGACGACTCCAGAATAATTTTATTTCTTTTTCCATACTAAAAACGGACCCTCCTCTGGGTCTGGTTTATCAAATCCAAAATCTTTCCTCCATTTTGATCCGTTATCAACCACTAGAGCACCTTGACCTGGTCTTCCATAAATAGCATATCTCCATTTCATAATAAAGTCTCTTAGAAGTTCATTGCCATATCTAAACTGCTTCTCAGGGTTCTTAGTAGTAACCATATATGGTAATGCTCGTTTAATGAATTTTCCTCTTATAAGTACAGGATTCAGTCCAAACTGAGCTTTTCTATCTTGACCAATAAAAAAACCTTCTGGTTTAAAACTATAATTCGATCTAAATAGCTTAATTATCTTTCTCCTAGGAAGAGGATGTTTTGACATTCTGAGACAAGCAACATCTTTATACTTATTAAGTATGCTGATCATATGATTTATGTCAACTTTACTATTTATCTTCCAATCATCTTCAAGGTGAAAAACCCAATCTGACCTGGAATTTTTCCATGTCCATATTACAGCTGCTGGAAAAGATGGTTTGTTTGGAATATTATAAACAACATCATCAAAGTATTTTTGGCAAACTTTTACTACTTCTTTTGCTTTTACTTTCTCACCAACTGGATCAATATTGATTACTAGGCGATACCTGCTCTTTTCGGTAAAGAGATTATTACAAAATGACTCAAGCGTTTCATTAACTATTCCAGGTCGAAGAACACTTGTCATTGTAATATCAATCTTAGATATGGTCTGCATAGGGATTTCCATATTTAGTTAAGACAAATTTCAGAGGATCTAGTGGATGAGAAGATACAAATTCACCAAGACGTGCTGGTATCTCATGATTCTTCCAATAGTCAATAACAAATCCCATATCAATAGTTCGACCACCTCTAGCTTTTATCAAACCTGAGTATATTCTCCCAAGTTCTCCAGCACCAACCATCCAAAAGTCATATAACAGTGCTCTTCCTTCAATAACACTAACTACATCTGAGAAAGAATTTTCAAACTGATTTTCATAGTGCCCAACAATCTTGACAACGTCAATATTATACTTTGATAAATTATTAATCGCTTCAGGACAAGACGTTATACAACATATTTTTCTACCTTTCATTAACTCAAAAATAGTTCTTTTAGAAGGTATAGTTATACACATCAAGTAATTTACTTCTGGGTTACAGAATTTGACCTTATGAATATCAATACCTGCCCTTTGATATAAATCCTTCCACATTTTCATTCTAATTAAAGTTTTATCAGAAGCGTGGATAAACCCTTTTTTGTATTTACCCCAGAATTTATTAGAGAAATATACTTGAGGAGAGTCAATAAAATCAGCTTCGTTTGCATATCTTGCCCAAAGTCTAATTATATGTTCAACTTTATCATTCGGTAGACCTTCTTTTTTACATATCTTAAGCAACTGATTATAATCTCTATAGAAATATGAGTGGATCAATTTGATCCCTCCATCTCCAAATCTTATTAGAGAGAAAGGTTTTCTCTCAACTATACATTCCTCTAAGCTATCTAAAATCTCTTTGACTTTATATATTTTTACGCTCATATTAAACTCTTCAAATAGTTTACCATTAGATACATATTAGTTTTTCTATCTCCAAGATCAGCTATTTTTAGCCTAGCTTTTTTTCCCATCTGTTCCATGCTTTTAGGATCATCAAGAACTTCTCTGATAGTTTCTCTAAAGGAACTTATACTATCTCCAGAAACTCTACCAGTTTCTCTATCAATTAAGTAGTCTTGCATACCACTCATTTGAGCATTGGTACCAACAACCGGACATTCAGTCATCATTGCTTCAGCAGGGGGTAAGTGTAAACCTTCAGACATTGTAGGAGCAATCCATAAATGTACTCTATTATAAAAATCATTCTTCTCCTGGAATGATGGAGATTTCAGATAGTTATCAATGAAAGAAAAATTTGGTTTTGGTTCAGACCCAAACATCCAGAATTTTATTCTTTTTCTTGATTTTAGTTCTTTTATAATATCAAGAGACCATTTGGTTCTTTTTCTTTGTCCATGAACTCCTTCTCGGTATAAAGCTCCTACTACAAATTCTCCCCTATTATAATTTCTTAAGTTTAGAGGATACAACTTTCCAAAATCATATCCAGGACGAACTATATGGGAAGAAATTTGATATTGTTCTAGTTTCCTTTGTAGGCATATACTATTAACTAACTTTATAGTTGGAACGTTTAGTACTCTAGTAAAAATCTGATCATCTGACATTTGCCAGTGTTCCCATGCTCTTATCCAATGTGCTTTAATCCCACACCTTTTTGGCAACCTAAGGGTAGAGCTAACAGTTTTATAACCAGTTGCAATTACAACATCTGCGTCTGGACTATCATTTAGATCTTTTAAGACTATATGTTTTGCCTTTAGCTCAAACCAAGTAAACTGATTTCTCATGCTATCAATAATTTTAACGTCATGCCCCAGTTCAATAAGGGTATTAGCAGAATGTACTATAGTTGAAGACCCGCCATTATTACCTAACCCACAATTCACTGAGTTAAAAAGAATTCTCATATTATTCCTTTCATTTTTAATTATTAATTTGTTCTTTTAGATAATATAAGTTACTCTATATATATTAATTACCAATAACAAGTCGATAGGTTTATATTAAAATTTTGAATGTCAAAGATAGAGGAGGTACTATGAAAACGAAGGTTTTAGTTTTATTAATAGTAGTTTTACTTCTTTCTACTGGTTTATGTTATGCTGAACCAACAACATCACTCCCAACAACCATCTCAGATTTTTACGTCGATTTGAAAGATGATGAATCTATAGTAACCCGAATTATAGATCAACAAGCGGGTGTGGTTATCTGGATTGTAAATAGTAAAACATACGGTCATGCAGTGGGGATAGCAATCCTCCCTATAGAACAGACCAGGTTACCAAGAGAAGGAAAGTTCCTATCAAAATAGTTCTTTAAGGAGGAAAAGAAATTATGAACTTTTCTAAGCAAGTCATACTGATAGTTTTAGTCCTGTTTTCGACAACTTGTTTTGCTGAAACTCAGAAATCTCCAGAAGTTCTTGAAAGTACACCAGAAGGAGTATTCGAAGTTTTTAAAAGACTTGAGAAATCTGGAGTTAAACCTGATGAGATCTGTGCGCTGATTGTGGTACATGATCTAAGCGGAAAGTATGAACCAACATCTAAGAGCGAACTGGTCAAAGAAATGCCAGAAGGTTTAGAACCAATTGGATTTTTGACTATAAGAATGTCGGGTCCAAAGAAATGTAGCATCAACGACGTAATGGATCGGATTCTAAAGTTTGCAAGTCATGACGGTGCTCATCAGGTACTTTTCCTAGGAAGTGAAACAGTCAATGAAGCTTCAGGATATGGAGTAGGGATAGGAGGTTGGCGTTATAACAAAAGTGAGGTTAGAATAACTACTGACTTTGTCTTCCTATTACTCCGAAGGAAGGAGATATAGAGATGCCAGAAATAGTAAGACAATTTAGAATTGAAGTAATAATTGATACCACCAAAGCAACTCATATGGAAACCTTCGATATAATGGAGCATGAATCCATTGACGACCTTTTTGAGAGAGCAAAAGAGTATGCGAAAGAAAATCTACCAAAATATGAATAAATAAGGAGGATGCTAATGGGGAAGAAATTCTTAGGTTTTATCATCATGCTGGTACTTATGTTTAATATTACCTATAAGTACTGGTTGCCAAATCAAGACAGAAGAGCTGGAGACCCTGAGTTTATGGTGGCAATACAATCCATCAACACTCAGTATTTTAAAGTCTCTCCGGAAGAGACCTTTGTCTATTGCTACTTGGAGGATCCAGGTGGAGACTATTTCCATAGAAGTCTGTGGTTGGCAATACCATCAGCTACTGTAATACAAATACGTGCTCTAAGCAACCAGGAGATTCAAGAACTAAAACAGCAAGCTAGGTGAAAGGAGAGCACCTATGTTAACGATGTTACGGTATAAGAAATTTACAGAAGCAGGACCAAAAGCAGTCCATCGTTTTATGCTTACACAACTAGTGCTTAATGTTGTCTCTTTCACATTACTAATCATATTAATACTTGCACTGACCAATATGCATAAAAAGATGAGGCTGGTACTCGAAAGCTCCAACGTCTCACTAAAGTCAAATATTGAAGTCATCAAAGGGTCTACCGAGATGTCTAAAAGAATAAACCACATGAAAAACCAGCTAGAGATGGTTGAAGCTTTTCAAGAAGAAATAATCGCTCGAACTCCTCATCTCTATGACCAATTCAATGAGATGACAAACCACGTCAGAAAGAGGTTGATTGAACCCCTTGAGGAAGAACTAAAAGAACTAAAAAAGAAGAATAAGAAGGGAAATCCTCAAGTGGTACTTGAACACTTAGGGGAGTATCCAATATGAACGACAAGAACAAACAAAAAAGGAGTATATCTCAATCAGACAAGCAAGGACGTTGTCCTATGTGTCTTTCAAATGTGTCAATAGACCAGTTTGTAAATGAGGATGAAATAAAGAAATTCTTGAAAACTGGTCTCTGTCCAAAATGTATAAATAAATAGAAAGGGGCTGATAGATATGCAGACGTTAATTGTATTAGTAGTTGGGGTACTGATAGGTGTAGTTGTTTATTCTCTTATCCATGAAGACAATGTCAAGAAGAGAGAAATTCCCATCGAAGCAGTGTCTAATTGGACAAACGCCAAGATGTGTGAGAATTGTAGATGTGCATATAATTCTCTATCTTACTTGTCTTGTCCTCAGTGTGGATCCTCGTATTCTCAAGTCTTCTTTGCTGATCTTCTAGATACCGGAGTTGAAAAGATTGAGATGTGGAAGCAGCATAAGAAAGATATAAGAGAAGGGAAATTTAAGACCAGACCGAAAGTGGATGAGAGTAAAGTCATTATGTTCGAAGAGAAGCGGCCAAAAGAGGCTGCATCTTCATAACTCAACCAGGTGGGGTGATTTATGGGAGGTTCCCCACCTCCCTTTTTTTGTCTAATTAGTGATAGAGTTTGGAGAACCAGTCACAATTACTCCAACTATACATCCTGAAAAAGGATCACCAGTTCTACACTGAGGTAGTCCGTTCACAAAAGTATTTGGTGATCCTCCTACCATTACAGATATATGACCACAAGTTCCCAAGAATAAATCACCGAGTCTAGCGTTTGGTAACCCATTTGTAACTTTATTTGGAGAACCAGTCACAATCATCCCAGTTTTGGATCTGCACTTTGGATCATTATGACAACAACAAGTTCCAACTCCAATGGACGTAAGATATGCAGTTGCTGGCATTTTACCTCCTAGAATATAGTCAATATTGAATCTGCCTCACTTTTAAGATCATCAATTCTTGTTTGTAAACCTAATGTTTCTTTCGTTTGTGCTACTGACCGGTCATAAATTTCTTTTGGATTGTCTGTTATTGATTTTGCATCTTGAACTGCACTAAAAGTTTCATTAGCATATGTATTATATGTCTCCATGGCTGGCCCAAGATCAACAAAGTTGCCAAACATTTGCTCACCACACCCCAACCACTCTCCTAAGAATCCTAAGGCACGATTTACATCGTCAAAAAATTCTTGTGCACTATTTATAAAATCTTTTACTGTATTCATAAGGTCCACACGACTATCTGTCTCAAATGATAGTCCATCAAATAGACTCCTGACCCAAGCTTCAATTGCTGGTATACTACAGTCAAAGGGACCAGTTTCATCAAGCATACTATCTAATGTATTAGTAATTGGCCCATATATATCTCCACTCTGCATCTTCTTATATATATCATACTTATTAGTTATCAAGTCATCAGCATCTTGACCAAAGTATGCTCTAGATGCACAGTTTATACCATACTGTTCAAGTAAACCACTTATCTCTGTACTAATTGCATCAACTGAGTCATTATACATAGATGCTACATTTGCTGAGACTATATTAAGTTGATTTTGAATATCAGGAAATAAAGTAAGGCAGTCATTATATTTTGCTTGTACGTCCGCTATTTTAACATTAGTACCCGCGTAGACTGAGTCAATAGGAAGAGCCATTTTATTCTCCCTTTAAACTTTGTATCTTTTGCTTTAGATGCTTGATTTCTGTTTCTAAAATCTCATTTCTGGCTTTCAGTTTCTTAATAACATCTTCATCCGCTTTCTTTTCTAGTTCTTTGTTTACTCTTTCAAGTTCATTTACTAGACCTCTAACTAAAAGGATCCCTTCACCAAAGTTTATTTTTCCTCCATAAGATCCCATCATTCGATACTCTTCAAACTGTCGGATTAATGTATCTACCCTTCTTCGATTCGAGATTAACCATACGTTTTCACTCATTTCTTTACTCCTTCATGAAGTTTAGTTTTTAGAATTTTCGTCATTTCTGAGATAACTTTTTCTGGTTTTGTTTGATACTGCCTATCAGTAATGAAGTGTACTTTCGTATTAAATACGTTATAAGTTTTCGTATGTTCTTTTGGTTCATTGCCCCACTGTAGTACTTCAACTTTTAAAATCATTCCAATATTTGGTATAGCAGATTGAGATCCAACTACTAATATAGAACGCCTTATTGTCTCAAGAGTAAGTCCAATTAGAGAACTACTTTCACTTTCTTCAATACTATTAATATCAAAAAACCTTTCTTTCTCATCCGGGATATACTCAGGTTCTCTACCACAAATAACAAAGTGAAAATTATTCATTAACCAGCTATTAATAGAAATCATATTGTAAAATTTCTGCCAATGTGGCCAATTTCTTTTAAACCCTTTCCTAAATCTAGGACCAAGAACTATAACCGGTTTATCATTAGGAACATATTTACTAACCAAAAGTCGGTTAGACTTTCTTGGTCGAAAATCATAAACCATTAACTTTTGTGGATATTGATTTTTTCTTAAGTATGATGGTTTAGTTATGTTGGGAAATATATGCTCAACAATTTTAAACCTTTTGGAAAATTGTAGTTTAAACTGTTGGGCTAATTTTTTATAGTCCTCGACTGAAAAACCAATTGCTCTAAAGCATTCAGGTTTATATTTGTAATAGTCATTTTCAATACGAAGAGGCACTAGAGTATCTGCCCAAGCACCATATAGGTCAAACCTCTCTGGCCTCGTAAAGATTATATACTTTATATTTCGATTCTTATATTTCTTTAGCTTCATATACGGGAGCATTGGAGCAAACCTTAATAATTCCCAACCCATCTCCCCAATAAAGGGACCCATTAAGACTGCTTCCTGCATTACCAACCTCGTTGAAGTTTTGGATCCTCGCTTATCCTCTCATAAAATTCTTCAAATGTCATTGACTCAATTAATTTCTCCTGAGACTCAAATTTTATTGCTTCATTCTTATCTATATTCTTACCAGATTTTGTCAAAACATTACATACGGATCCAGCATAAGATCCACAGTGATAGCCAATCTTCTTCCTAACACCTAGAATATAATCTTTGCCATGATTCTTACTATTCATTATACTCCAGTACATCTGATCATGACGTTTATTATGGCCAATAAGATTTTTTATCTCAAGAAATCCAACATCTCGAAAGAAATTTGATCTGACAGTCCATAGACCAGACCCACCCAGTTTTCCTGTTGCCATATTACATCCAGCAACAGTAGTCTTTAAAGGTGTTCTACTTTTTATTCCTCCAGGAAGTTGACCTACTACTTTTATATGAGATAATTTCTTTTCATTAACAAATTTCCAGGCTTCATATAAAGTAGAATCCCAATTTGGAGTTACAATAACGTCATTATCCAGAAATACTAAGTAGTAAAATTTGTCTTTGTTTGGATCTTGTTCATGAGCTAATCCGAAAGCATTTAATGCAGAAGCTTTACTAAATGCTTTATATGTACTAGCATCTGTATTAAAAGTTACCTGAGTGACTAAACCTTGCCTGTAGAGATTATATGCATACTCAAAATGTTCTTTTATAAGATGACTAGTAGAGTTATTATATAAATATAATTGATGAGGAATTTTTGAGTGTTTCTTAATCGCAGCTACACATTTTTTTGTAATCGCAAGTCGATTGCGTATAGTAACTGCAATTTTAATCATTATAGAGTTCCTCAACCTTTTCAGCAAACTCATCTAAATTCAACTCTTCATAACACTTAGAGGTTCCATCTAATGCTGAGTTCGGACAGGGTTTATGACCATGTAAAAAGCATGGAGTACAATGTAATTGAACATTTATCCATCTAGCTTTTGGATAAGTAGTAAGTCGAATCTCTCCAGGAAAAGGTCCATATATTCCAAAACTCTTAACATCTAGAGCAGCAGCAAGATGCATCAACGCAGTATCAGTTGATATTGCCATCTTTGCTAAAGATGTGAGAGCAATTGTATAATCTAAACTTTTCGAATGACGAGCAAAATTAAACACAAGGTCTTTATCTTTTATAAACTTGTCAATTAAAAAATCTATCTCCTTCGCATAATGAGGAGCATCAGTAATAATTACTACATGGTCATTCTTTGTTATACGATTTATTATATCACCCCAAAGACCTAAGCGAGGAGACCTAACGGGAGAACTAGCTCTTAGTTGAATTATAATAAAATCTATACCTTCCAAATTCCATTCATCTTCTAGTATTCTTTTACATTCTTCAACTTTATCAGCTTTTACAGTTTGCTTAGGAAGGAGCTTTTCTTTTGGTAAATCCAACCCTAACCATCTAGTAAACAAGTTATAAGCATTAGTAATTTGTGCTTCTTTACATCTTTCAATAACTCCTTCAAATACCGCGTGATAATCAGAACGAATTAAATATTGAAATGGAAATGGTAGATCTAGAATCTTATCAACGGAAGGCCAATCCTCAACCATTGCTTGATATTGAGGACCACACCCAAGAATTATTTCACAGGTTGGATATATTTCTTTGAGATAATTTAAATTTGGTTGAATGAAAAGAAGATCTCCTATCCCTCCAGTTCTCCAGACTAGTAAAGTTTCATCCTCAAGATCTTGACCAGTATATGGTCTATATATATTTTTAAACTTTACATTAGCAGGTTTCAGAATCTTCGATCTTAATCTTGGTTCAAATTTTAGCTGCTCATAGACTCCGAGACCCATTACATATCTATTCTTCTTTCTTACTACTTGCTGTTTAAACTTATTTTGAATGAAGTGAGCAGTCTTGATACACTCAGCAATAATTATATTTGGAGGGTCAGATCGTAGTTCCTCAATTCTTTCAACCAACCTTACTGAATCTTCTGATAGGCCAAACCTTTTTAGTTCAGAAGTCGTTATCTCCTTTACTACGGGCTGCTCTGAGTACCTTAATCTTTTCCTCACTTGTCAAACCCCTTTCGAAAATTCGATTATTTTCCACCCATGAAACCTTGCATAATTCCCATAACCGCTTGCTTATCATTCTCTTTACCTTGCTTCTTCGCAATTTCTTTTGCCCGACTAAGCATACCCTTTAGTTTATCTTCATCAGTCAGACCCTTCTTCTTGAGGTCATCAAAGTAGTCTTTAAAATCATCAGCAGTAAGTTCATCAGCTTCTTTCAAGGCCGTATTGATTTTTTCAGCGATGTCTTCTTTTCTTTTATCTTTCAGATCATCAACTGGAGATAGTTGACCAGAAGAATCTCCAACATCAGTGCCTGTTGTAGTTTCAACATCTTCAAACTCTAGTAACCTATCAGTAATTTTTTCAGCCTTTTTAACTTTATTATACTTTCCATCTAGTATAAGATCTACCATATTCTCTGGCTTCATTGTTAACTCCTCCTATTTTATTTTTTTGTTCCGGAAAAATCTGCAAGTGTCAATACTAGTAAACCGTTTGCAACTGAAGTAAGTGGATTTTTTGCTCGTCTAACTTCACTTACTCCAAAAGGCAACTCATATTGAGATATTGTAGATTTGAATAGTTCCAGGAATCCGTTTGGCATTGAAGTTCCTCCAGATATAATGACTGGCAAACTTTCATCAACTTCAATATCAACTTTTTCATTAAATTCATTAATTATCTTCTTTATAGTATAATTTATAAGAGCATTATAGTAATACTCAATTGCTTCCAAAACTCTCCTAATTTTTTTGTCTTTCTCAGCTACAAATCCCTTAGCTAAATCTAGTTTTCTTTCCTTTAAAGAGGTAACTCTATTAGGAACTATACTAAGAGACTCAGCCACAGAATTATCAATATAGTCTCCGCTTCTTGAAGTTGAAAATTTTAATACTTCTACACCTTTATACATTATTGCAACGTTACACATTCCAGCTCCAAAAGATATGCCAACTCCAGAGAACCTCTCCTGACTACATTCAGAATATATGATTGCTGCACCTTCATTAACTGGTCTATGATTTATACCAAGTGCACTGAGAATTCTTCCAAATACTCTCGTATGATAAACAACAGATCTACTTTCATCAATTGCTTCAGCAGGAATACTATATGCACAGTATACATCTTTACCTTTTATTGGACCTATTAAATCTCTAATTATTAATGTTAGAACATCAATAGCAGATATCTCCTTTGGAGAAATTAGTCCCTTCTCCATAGGTCTTGAAACAGCTTGACCAAATATATTTGCAAATTTAAATGCATCTTCCCCTATAATAAATAAATCGTTATCATCCGATTTGACATAGCTGATATTCGATAGTTCAGACATTGAGATCGACTCATCATTTAAGGGAAGAAAAACATTTCTAGTAATTTTAACTACATTATTATCACTCCTAGCACAACATATATTCATTGTCCCACAATCTAGACCTACAAATAATCTACTATCTTCTTTCTTTGGAGGTGGCGGTGGAGGTTGCTTGGCAGGTTCTTCGATGATGCCATTTTTCTTCTCATCACTCATCTATTTATCTCCTTTTAGTTTTCTTAATGCTTCTGCTGTACCAAATGCATCTTCAGATTTCTCAGTTCTATATTCTAGTTCAACATCTGAGAATTCTTCAAGATCAATATCAGGAATAAATTCTTCTATATCAGGTTCAGATTTCTCTTCAACCAATCTATCTAAAGTTTGTACAGCAGCATGATAATGATGCTCAACTGTTGGTTGTCTAGACAACAATTGACTCAACATTTTATGTATCTCATTTAACTTATTTGAACTATCACTAACCGCTGGTTTTTTATCTGGTTCTATAGATATGGGAAGATAAGGTTCCTCAGAAATCTCATACTTCCCAACTCCTTGTTGCTTCAATTCAAGTTTGAGAGTGTTAAGATTTACTTTTGAAATATCTACTATTGCAGGTGTCCTAAATGGTTTTAGTCCAGTTAATGATAGAAAAAATCCAGTTTGTCTAATTATAAGTTTCATATTTTTCCTAATAGTTTCTCAATGGATTCTTCAATCTTCTCAGTTGCTCCGTTCTCAGGATATGTTACTACTTTATGGTCTGAATCAAAAACTTTTACAAGAGTCTTCTTCATCTCACCTGCATTAACCATAAGCTCAACTTCTCCAGCAGTTCTTACCCAACGATAGTCTTGATGCTCTTTTGATAACTTAATAGGTTGACCAGGATCTTTCATTTTACATAAATAGTTATACTGAGTTGATCTCCTAGTTCCCCCATCTGCCAGATACTCGAATTTGTTTATAAACCTAACAGGGATAACATCAAGTCCAGTTTCTTCTTTTATTTCCCTTTTCAAACAAGGGTATAGTTTCTCATCTGGTCCTTGATCACATTTTCCTCTAGGAAATTCCCAGTGACTGGGCCAATGATCTTCTCTGGCTCTTTGAATCAACAGTACTTCGGGACTTCCTGTGTCATCAAGTCTCATTATTACCGCTGCCGCAACGTTTACTTCGACTTGGACTTTATCCTCTTGACCTATCAAACTTTCTAAGTACCTATCAAGGATTTTCATAAGTTACCTCATAAACGTATAGTTCTATAATATCTCCTTCATTTAACTTAACTTCCGGTATTTTTATAACCATCTTAGTACCACTATCAATAAGTTCATAATGATCCCAATAACTTAGTGGACCATCATAAGAATTTACAATTAGCCGCTTCTCATCAGTTATTGCTTCTGGCATGGATATTATAATGTTTGAAGTCGAGTCAGCCTCAGCAGTAGTCACCACATGAAAATATCTGGTTTTAAAACTAAAATCCTCTGACTTAACTATATCTGGTCCATCCTCAAGCTCAATTATAGTACTAGATGTTTCATCTAGATTCCAATCCCAATGACTTTTCCAAGAATTCCTGTCTCCTGGAAGTTCACTATTATAATCAGGATACTTTGTATAAACTGACTCATACCTTAATTCCCACTCAATATTTTCAGCTAGATAATCTGATTTAATAACAAGAAAAGTTGGCATTTCAACTTCATATTCAATTGTAGCACTAAGTCGCCAGTCTGCTAGTCGATCTCCACCATATCTAGTACTGGCATCTCCTATAGAAGTTAGTTTATACCATGGTCTAATTTGACAGGGAACAACTAACTCGTTCCTGTTCGTAGTTTTTACTAGTTGATGATTAGCATTTGCTGAGTCCCAGTCCAATTTATATGAAAGTCCAGTAACTGGATTATCATATCTATAGTTTATTAGCTCGTCTGGAAGAATTATAAAACTATGAAACCATCGAGGATAGATTATTCTCTCCATACCACCAAATATTAAAAGAAATAATGTTCTAACATCACAGTACTCATAAAAGGAGTTTAGAAGCATAATTAATTCTATATCTCCTCTTATTCTTGTAAAAGCTGGAGTGATTAAAACATTCTGATCTTGATATATGGGGTCAAATAATTTATCGACCATTCCAGGTTGCAAGTTTGGAAATCTCCAATACTGCTTACCCCCATAGTCAGAAACATTCCAATCACCAGTCGGATTTAGAATAAGAGCAGGAAGCAACGGTTTATCAGTTTCCCTTTGCTCCTGTTGCCTCTTTGTTATATACTCAACAGCTTTATCGTATGTTCCAATTGTTACCCACTCAAATCTTGGCCAAACATGCTCAGAGAAATACTTTGCAGTATCACTAAAGAAATGAGCATAAACATTATGTATAAAAGTATATTCATATCTATCTGGTTTGGTTGGCATTATTCATCCTCTAATTTTATTATTTCATCTGATGGAAACCTTGGTTTTGTTGCTAGTTTTCCTCCAGTTCTAAAATCCTCATGAAACTCATTTATCATATCTATGGCAGATGTTGTCGAAACTTGAATTCCAGTTGTTCTTACAATTTTCTTGCTTAATCTTTTTACAATATTTTGCCTTTCAGCTAGGAGAAAGATTATCTCAGACTGAAAAGCGGAAAGAGTAAAACCATATATTATTAATTGATCAAATAGAGACTTATCACCAACACTTACTTTTGATAGAACTATTGTTTCATTTAAGATAAAGTTTATTTCTGAGTAATATTCATCTTTGATTGAGTCAAACTGATTTAAGATATCTAGATTGTCTCCTCTATAGCTGTGTAAGTTTAAAAAGGTCTCACAGAATTTAGATGACTCAATATTCTTAAACATATTTATCTTCATTCCATGAGAGAGTCTATCTCCTTTAGGGAAATCGGGGTCAACTTTAAAAAGTAAAAAAGTTGACCTCTTGTTAAAAAATATCCCTATATTATAGTAACCATCGAGAATAGGTAGTCTTATACTAAAGCAACGATCAAGGGATTTTCCCAAACTTAAACCCATTCAAAATTCTCCTATAAATCCCATGAGATATTATTAAATATATCTGCATCGGTCGCTGGTTGTTCAGTACTTTCGCCCTTTTCAGATGATTCTTCTTCTGCTTTATATTTATCAAGAATATCCCTTTTGGTCATATCACAACTATCGTGAATATAAGTAACAAAACCATTTCTATCTAAATTTCTCTTACTTCCCTCTAAGTTATTATGATGATATAGTGCTCGTACATACCTTTCATCAAGATCTTCCAAATTAACTGGAGGGTTATTAAATGGAAAATCGTTCTCTCCCAATACTTTAAAGTACTCAACAAGTTTATCACCCTCTCCTTTTGGGAGATCTCCTCTGTACTTATTAAAATACCAATGAAGATTTGAGGTATATTTCACTTTCTCAACTTGTTTCCTTGTACTTTTAGGAGTTCGCAAAATATCAAATACTTCCGGAGAAACTCGAGAATCAATTATTTGATTTAGCTGAGCAAGATCAACCTCATAAATATTGAGTTCATTAACACAATGTAGAACGTTAATCTTAACAACCTCATTTATTATTTGTTCTAAACTAATATTGTTTGAAGGTGGTACTAGTAAACGATCTTCAAAAAGTTTACTATGAAAGTCATCTACATACATCTTTGATGGGAGTACTTTCTGAACTAATAAATCGAGAAAACTATATATGTCTTTCTCACTTATAGGAGTACAAGTTTTCTCAAACAATAAGTTTTGATATTGAGCAAAGAAACCAGCTTTTTCATAATCTCGAAATCTACTTAATACACAATTTTTAATAATGTCAGCATCTTTTTCATCTAGAAAACTAAAGCACAAGATATCTGTAAAACATCTATGCGCATAATAGAATAATGCTTTATTCTCCTGACTATCAGCATTTTTCTGAGCGATCTTTTGCGTCAGATTCTTCAGGTAAGCACTAATAACAAGAAGATCATATGCTAACTCAACGTTAGAACTATGAACTTTTGAATGATCTGGTTTATATTTTATTGGGGGCATTGAAATGGGAACTGGACTTTTATCTCTTATATATAATTTGAATGCTGTAAGATAATTGAATCTTGAAATATATAATGTTGACTTATAATCTTTCTCGGAGATCCCTGGAAGATCCATAAAATCTTTAGGTAAGGACATTGACTCTTTCAATCTATCTATAACTGCTTGAGTTGAGTTATACTCTCCAGATGCAGCAACTAGTATTCTTTCATAATTTGCTAAATCTAACTTCAAGGTGTCTTTAATAAAACTACTATTAATATCTGGAATAACTTCCATTTTCTCTTCTGCCTGAATTTTCTTTTCTTCCTCAAGAGGTTTCTCAAGACTTTCATCTATATGTTTCTCAAAGTCCTTTAGAAGATCTTGCTCATCAGAAGGAGTTTTGGTTTCTGTATCTAAAGTTGGAGTTTCCATACCTCCTATTGAAATAGAAGATGGGAGTAACCTTATACCTCTCTCTATTGATAAGTTAGTTTCAGCAATCTTATGATTAACAATTTGATCTTTTAACTCTTTCCTAAAGTTCTGATAACCATAAAAGAAAGTTGAGAATATATGAATAATTGTCTCAAAATCTTCCAATGGTACTATTACTCTGCCATAATCATTCTCACTATAGGCAATTATGATTATCACACATCTAGTTCCAGAGGTTGACTCTTTATACTTGAACTCCAAATATCTATCTCCAACCTTGAGAGAGATTTCTGAATTCTTATAATATGCCTCCTCATAATCTTTTGATACTTCTCTGAATGAGTTGAAGAGTTTCTTCACATCTTGAATTTGAAGGTTACAGCTTCTTCTTGTACGATCTGAATCTGAAGTAATTGAGATATTTAGAGTTACATAAGAGAAGTACTTATAATCTTTCGTGTTGATTGAAGTAGCTATATCTAGCATTGAAGCTGATCCAAACTCTACATCTTTGTACTGGAATTCCTTTTGATTTACCCAAATTGTTTCATCTCCATTAAACATTCGTTGATCTCCTTTCTGAACCTTAATAAATTTATTAAGGTTGAATTTTTCCTATAAGAATTTGTTCTTTAATAACCTGGGCGCATGCCCAAAAGCACTTTGGTATAGCAGGTTCTCAACCTAGCTATCTATACCAAAGTGTTCATAATCATTATCATAAATCATATAGGGAACTGAGATCTATAATTGTATGAAATTGTTATTAAATTTCAATTTTAGTTTAATACATTTTTTCTCAAATAACGTAGTTTTTTTCCTTAAATTCCACTCACAGAGTAAAATAGTATACTTACTGCCTTACTAATGTTCTTACTTCCTATTAGTAATAAAATACCTTCTATTTTTAAATTTTCCGTTTATCTTATTTACTGTTATGAACTGATTTTTTTCCAGACTTCCTAGATATCCTTCAACTAAACCACAAAGTTGATTAATGCTTTGATTAGGATTTAATTGTAATCTATCAACTATTTCATATATCGTATACTCATACTCTTTATTAATTTTTCCCGCCAGCATCAGTATATATAGAAATTTACTATAACTATTCATTTTAGTAGTATAGATTTCTTCTGGTATCCAGTCAAAGTTTATATACATTGCTCCTTGACGCATAACTGCCATCAATGGATTATGGAGTTTTATATAGAACTTTAGATCAGATATTCCCCCTCGACTAAAATCTGTTTCATCAACTATCACAAAGTCCATTAAACTAGATGGAGGATTATTTTTTGTATTTAGATAGAATGTTTCAATTTCAGGAAACTCAATAGTAAAGTTTTTAAAAGTCTTATTATTATATAGAGTTTTCTTGGAGTGATATACAGATCTTATCCTTAGATTTAAGTTAAACCTTAGGTTGCTAAGATTAATAATTGTCTTCTTAAAAGATGATGCACTACTGATTCTATCTCTTAGGAATGGGTACATTTTTGTTGACAACTCAGAGTAAGAATATTCTTTAGTTCTCTTATCATTTGAGTTCTTAAGAAAACTATCATAAGCATCATTACAAGTATTCTTATGATATATTGGTTCTCGATTTTTCCAGACAATTTCTTTTTTCCAACTTTTTGGTATATCACCTTCATTTTCATATTTCCAGTATCCACTAATCATTAGGTCATGAATGATATTGACCATTAGCATACCATCAATGTTAAATGAAGGTTTTGATCCATTTGCCGATGAGCATTTAAAGTTGTCTCCCCATGAACCAAATCTATGAGGAGATAGAGCTTGCCTTATTGATCTTTCAATTTTCACTTTCATACTGACTCCTTTTTAAAAATCAAATTCTATCATTTATTTGTTACCATATTCCAAAAAAGTATCTCGCTCGAGTTTAAATTTATAATTTTTCATCTTTCAATAAACTATATATATTAATTTATGAATGCTGTGCTTGTTTATTTTATTTGATTGGAGGTGTGGATGGAAACTAAGCTTAAGAAAAAGACTTTACGTAGTAATATATTAGTTGATGATGTTATTGAACCTCTTATAATTGCTAGAAATAAGAGGAGAAGACACCGAGTTAATGCTTTTAGATTCGGTTTGTTTGGAAGTATTGCAAGTCAGATAATAATATCAATGGTCATTAAGAAAACTAGCGCATTAGTATTTCTAGCGGCATTTTATTCAATAGAGTTAGTATTGTCTTTTTTAAATAGAAGTATCATTGATATCTTTTTTATGTTTAAGAAAAGGAAAATAGAATCCATTTATCCGTGTCGAGAATGCTTGCTAATATCAAGTTGTACTGAGTTTTGTGAGGAAGTTAAAGAAAAAAGACATTTTGATACAGAAAGGTTTATATCTGAGAGATGTTGTGTTGATTGTGGTCACAACCGTTTTGACCATATAAGATTTTTAGTAGTTGACGCCAGACGTAGATTGATAGGTAGTGTTGGACCAGACGCCTATGAGTGTAGAAACTGTGGTCATTACTTTAATTTTGATCTTCAAATAACTCAGAGGATTTATCGAAGAGGAGATGAAAAGATTCACTACTAAGAGGAGATAACTTTGGGATGGTTTAAAAGATTGAGAAACAAACTAGAGTTAGCAAGGTATAGACCGCCTTGCCGAGGATGTTTATTATTAACCGCTTGTACTATGAAAAATGAAGATTGTATAAAGTTAAATATGGCGGTTATTCATTATATGCAGGATAAGTATCCTAACCTATGTGCATACTGTGGAGGAAAGATTATAGGGACTGGAGAGACTCGTTGGTTTGATGGTTCTATTCCTCCAACATTATGTAGTGTATATAGATGCAATACCTGTACTTTTAACTATGGGGTGGGGAGTGTATGGTGAGTATTATTCAAAGTATTATGAGATTTTTTGGATTGGTGAAAGATGAAGGGTATGAACACTCATCAGATGTTACTTGTGAAATGGTTAAACCAACGAATGTGGTTATTGAAATTGAGAAAGAGATATATCCATGTGAGGGATGTATAGTTGCAGCAAACTGTACCGAGTTATGTGATAAGGTTGAGAAAGATGATAATAAGTTGACTGAGATAGCCAGAAAATATAACTGTTGTCCAGATTGTGGAGGGAAGAAATTTCTTGAAGGACCTAGTGGTGGTGCGTCTACTAATATTATGTGTGCTAAATGTAGGCATAGATTTAATGCTAGTCCATTTGGAATAGAGAGAATATAAGATAAGATATATGGGGGTATCATATGATTAATACAAGGCAAGAAGTTAGAGATTTTTTGAATGAGAGAGTTGGAAAAACTGTAGCACTTCAGGATTTTTCAAAACCAGCTATGGTTGGTAACTACTTTTACTCACTTCATGAGAATGGGAATGTCGAAAGGATAGGACGAGGTAAATATAAAATTTTGAAGAAGATTGAATTACAAAAGAAGGGACCTAAAAAGGGGTATAAATATGAACATATGCGAACAAGGCAGAAGGATTTGAGCAAATTACCAGCAATTCTAAACTCGTCTAAACAGGGGCTGGTTCTCTTGGAAATTGAGCAGGCATACCAGAAGGTCACTCCAGTCCAAAAACAAGTGAACCGAGGTTATCTCTATCGCTTTTTCGGTTATGCTATCAAGAAGGGTATTGTTAAACACAATGGTATTAATAATCTGATGAGAGCATCAGGTAAAGGTCGGTTTCCAAAAAGACTTGTTCTCGCCAATAAAGATATAACGGAAGAAGAATGGGATCTTTTCGTTCAGGATCACATTAAATGGTATACTGGTAAGAAGAGTACAAAGTCAAAAAGGAAAAAGAAATCAGTTTCCAGTAATGTTGGGATGAAGTCTATAAAAATTATCAATAGATTTACAAAATTAGGACTAAATAAAGATTTTGTAGAGAATCATTTCCTTACAACAGTTAAGCAATATATACATGGACAGAAAATAAGCTGTTTGTCAGTAACTGGTCCTGACTACAATCGACACATTGAAAACTTATTTTCTACAGTTGCAGATAAGGTATATGTTGTGGAAAGAGAGAAAGGGGTATTCCGGAAAATTTACAGTGAAGCGTTAATATGTCCAAATTATATTAATGGAAATGTAAACCTTATTAAAGCCGATTTGGCTGATATTATCATTCCAGATTGCCAATATATAGATCTTGATTTAATGGGATCCATAAAAGGGGAGGTAAACATAATAACAAGATGCATATTAACTCAACTTTACTTTCTGCCTGACTCCATTAAATTTCTAACTTTTACAGTATCTACTCGAAATGATGGAGGCCCATCAGAAAGATTTAAAGTACTTCAAACTATATTTCAAGACTCAGGTTTAAACTCTGAACTTGAAGGATTTCATGGAGGTAAGTTGTTTGGAAATAAAATTCCAATGGGTTCTCAAGAGCATACCCAGTTAAAATTCTGTTATAAGCGTATTCCTATTATTTCAAATTATGGTTGTGTAATTGATGTACAAGTTTTTACATACCAGGATACGACTCCAATGTTATCTATCTTGTTTGTATATAAATAAAAGATGGAAGGAGAATTTAAGATGTCTAAATTAAATATGAAAAAAAGTATATTTGATGCAGTCATTGTACATCTGGCGTCGATGGATGCGTGTTCGTTTAAGCTAATAACATTCCAACAGAGACTAGTAGATCTAGGTTTTAATATTAGAAAATCAACTCTCTTTAACTATTTGGACTATATCATACAGGCAGGATATGGTATAGATAAATTAAAACCTAGTGGTTCTACTGAAGTTTTCTATAGGGTAACTGGAAATATACCTATAGATCTTTCTTTCTCTCAAATTTTTAATAGAGCCTGTGCTCTTCGTAAAGAAAGAGGAGTTATTACAACCAAAAAGGTCAATTACTTTCCTATAGATAAACTGATTTATAATGAGGAAAAGAAAAGGGAAGTCTGTGAAACTTTATCAAAAAGACCTCTTGGGTGGAAAGCACGATCCGATTCCGTATATAAAACTATATATAATATGCTTCTGGAAATGGAAGTTAGAAGTATATTTAATAGGAAAGACTTGGAAGTAATCGCATCTGCTAGAAATCTAGAAATAAAACCATCAACAGTAACTAATTATCTGAATGCTATATTTCAGTCAGATTGTGGGTTAGAAAGAGTAAAATTAGCAGGAGCTAGACAGCCGGTTCACTATCTTATCACAAAAGATCTTCCTACTGAACTAACTTCGAGTTTCTTTCGAAAAGTGGCTAAAGGTGAAAAAAGAGAAACTCGAATAGTTGAGGGACAACCCAGAACAAGTATTAAATTCAGAGACCCCAAGTTAGAGGAAATCTGGAGTTCTATAAAGGAGAAGCAGAAGATGACAACAAATAGTATTTCTAAAGAGGAATCCATAGAACCTATAGAAGAGATCAAAGAAGATACGCAAGAGACTCATGTACTAGACTCAATTTATACTGACGCTGATCTTGGTAAAAAAGTGTTTGCATACATGGTTGATCGGGAAAATACTATTAAGTCTCTTGAGAAAAAAGTTCAGGAACTGGAACCATTTGTTAATGGATTTTCTGAGATTAAGAAAGAACTTGATCTTAAGAAAGAAGAACTCGATCACAAAAATGCGAAGATACTCCAACTTGAGAGTGATCTAGCTACTAAAGATGTTCGTTTAGCAGAAATAGAACTTGAACTAGATCAAATTAAGCAGGATGGCAAGATAAGTCTTAGAGAAAAGCTTAGATCCTTTTCAAGTTGAAATTTTACGGGAGGCTATATGACTGAACCTGAAATAAGTAGACCACTAGCAAGTGGAGAACTGGAGGAGATGACCAAAGATGAAACCAAGTTTTTTGTAATTGGTATGCTTCATCCTGGTAGGATTGGTTTTGCTCTTTTCAGTACTCTCTTAGAGTATCGCCATTATCCTCCTGATACTCTCAAGAATGATCTTTTTCAACTTGTGGTTCTTAAGTGGGAAGAGATATATTGGGGAGTTATATCTATTCCAATTTGGGACAAGGTTTTTGCAGATCGGATTGCTAAGGAAACTGGTTTAAAGTTTGCCGACGGTATCCCGAGTATGATTGGTGGAGAGGGAGTAAAGACTTTTCCTGTGACTGATAGTGAGAGGATTGTGACTATTGAGTATATAAGTGGTCATATTGGGTATACCAACGATAAGAAGGCTATTAGTAATCTTATGCTTCAAGAAAATCTTTTGATCAATGAAGTATATAAGGGCAATCTGGGTCCTTTTGAATTTAAAGTTTTGAAGGAGGGTGGTTGATTTGCTAGTAATTCATGCGTTTGTGGATTATGAAAATATTGGTCAGATTCATATTCAAAGATTAGAGGAGCGAAGCGAAAGGAGGAAAATATATAGTTATAAAATAGTTTATCCCAAGGGTTTTAAAGATTATGTAATCAAACATCGTTATGACGATGGATGGAAGGTTCTTCTTGAGAAAGTTTTAAAAGTTATTAATAGAAAAGGTCAAAGATAGGAGGAGTTATGAGTAAAAATGTTACTATTGTCTATAAGAGTGGTGAGGAGTATGTTGAGTTTGAGTGTAACAACTGTACTAATAAGATGTCCAAAACTGCCCTTATTGGAGTATACTTTTGCAATTTCTGCTCTAATCCAATATTTATCTCAGGAGCAGATATAAAATCGGCGAGAGTGGTTTTCGAACAAAAGAAGGAAGAAAACTCGATTTGGTTATAATTATAGAACCTCCCGGGATACTTATATCCCGGGAGGGAACAAAAAAATAAAGAATAGGAGTTACTCATGGTTGAACGAGTTGTGAGATACTGGGAAAAAGAAAGGTCAGATATTATTTCGAAAGTAGTAGTTTTTGGTGGACTTTTTGTTTTTATAGTTTTTGGAGTAGTGCCTTGGGCGATTGGTATTTGTCAGTACATTAAATGGTTCTTTTAAGAAAGGTGTGAGAATGGCTGGTAAAGATATTCCTACTGTTGGTCAAGTATGTCCAGAATGTGGATTTCTTCATCCAATTATTCCAGGTAAGAAATGCCCGATGGCAAAAGAGAAAACCTCATCGGGCATTTCAATTGATTTTAATCCATTTTTTGGAGATTTAAAAACTATACTTGTTAGTCAGTTTGAGAAAAAGGAGATTAAGGATCCCAAGAAGTTTTTTGGCTATGCGTTAGTAAAAATAACTAAATTACTAGAGGAGTATCGTGAATAATCTAAATTCTGAGCAATCTTTTATTTTAGATGAGTTAATTGGTTGGGTAAAGTATTCGATAAAACCAAGATATATCCAAGCAGTGTGTGGTTCTGATTTTGAGGGAATAGCTATTCCTGAGGATTATAAGTTAGTTGGAGGATACGCTGGTACTGGTAAAACTCACCTTATCCCACACTTAAGACATGAGATTTATAATAAAATTGGAAGAGGTTATGATATTTCTTTTTGTGCATTTACTGGAAAAGCAACATCAGTACTTGCTACAAGGTTACGAGAGGCTGATGCGTTATATGATACTGATTTTATTGGAACTATACATTCATTGATGTATCAACCAATATATCGAATTGATAAAGCAGGAAAGAAAGTTGTATATGGTTGGAAGAGAAAGCTAGAGATCCCAGGAGATTTGATCATAATTGATGAATCATCAATGATTAATAAAGAAATTTGGAGTGATCTGGGAAGTTATGGAGTTCCTATAATAGCTTTTGGCGATCATGGTCAATTGCCTCCTGTTGGAGAAGATTTTTATCTTATGAAGAAACCTAACTATGTTTTAAAGGAGATTCATAGACAAGCATTGGATAATCCAATTATCAACTTGTCAATGATTGTTAGAAATAATGGAGCTATTCCATATGGAGTGCACAGTCCAGGTGTTTTTAAACTTTCATGGCATGAGAAGAAATGTCGAGAAATTTTTGAGGCAACTGATTTTAATGATGAAGTTATTGCATTATGTGGGATGAATAAGTCTAGAGTTTTAATAAATAATATGGTTAGAAAGAAAATTGGTTTCGATTCTGCTGATCCATATCCAGGTGAAAGACTTATTTGTCTTAAGAACAACTATAATACGAAAGTAATGAATGGGCAACTTGGTACTTTGATGTGGTTGTTGCCTTTTTCTGAAAATATGTATAGTGCCACGATTGAGATGGATGATTATAATGACAACTATAATGGTTTAGTTCATAATTGCTGTTTTGGAAAGGAAAACTATCAAGATAGTCTTGGAGATATTGATTTTAAGAAAATTCAGGCAGGTCTAAAAGGTACTGGTTTTGATGGTGTTGACTTTTTTGACTTTGGATATGCTATTTCTGTTCACCGAGCTCAGGGGAGTGATTGGAAGAAAGTTATTTTATTTGAGGAAAGGAGTCGGTATTGGGACGATGACTATTTTCGAAGATGGTTATATACTGGGGTCACAAGGGCGAAGGAGAAGCTCTTTGTGGTTTCGTAGATTTGTTTATGGAAGAAGTCCATGTTGTGAGTGTATAATTAGTCCTATATGCATAGAGACTTGTGTTGAGTATAGTAAGTATTACCGAAAAGTAGTAACAATTAAGTCCCTTGTCCAAGACCTAAGAGACATTTCTCCTGTTATTGGTATCTTTGCTTACTTTTTGATAATGTTAATTATTCGTTACTTATAAAGGAGGGTTGATGAGACAATGGTTTCTACCACCCAGATTATTATGTGGACAACATTTACGTGGAGAACATTTTGAGCATCATAAGTTTCTCGGAAATATTAAGAAAGGGAGATCAGTAAGAGGTTATATTGAGAAGAATTTTCTCGTTCCTCAATATTTGAATAAGAGGCATGATGAAATTGTCGAGGAGATGGAACATAGAGGGTATAATCATCGGTCTCCTCTTGAAGATGTTACTCCTTATTTAGATACCTGGATGAAAGGTATCAAAATGAATTCTTTTGCTATAAATGATGCTTGGTGTGATTTAGTTAGTAGATGTGACTTATGTAAAGCTAGAACTGTAAGATACTTTATTGATTCTTTTCCAATGCTAAATGAGCAACTTATCAAATCTGTAGTTGAAAATATGGTGAGGAAAGGGAATGAGCGAAAAGACAAGTCTTAAAGATCTTTTGATTGAGAAAGTTGTGCTTAATGGTCATTTTTTACTAAATTCTGGAAGACATACACTGAGTTATGTAGAAAAAGATTTGATATTGTATGATGAAATATTGAGAACAAAAGTTATTGACTCATTAGCGACACAACTTTCTCTCTTTAAGTATAAGTTTGATACAATTACTGGGCCACCTGAAGCTGGAATGATTTTAGCTGGAATGTTGGCATACAAATTAGGACTAAAATTTGTCATTGCTGAGAAAGTAAATAATTGGAATGATCCATTCAGGTTTAGGTCAACATCGGTATCTAAATTATCAAAGTGTGATTTAATTGTAATTGAAGATGTAATTACTACTGGAAATTCCGTTAGTGGTTTGATCTCACAAGCGGAGCAGGATGGAGCTTTTATTTCAGGTATATTTTCAATATGGAATAGAACACATTGGAAACATCCTTATATTGAAACTATATCTCTTATTCAACATGAGATTGTTGATTGGGATGAAGCAGATTGTCCTGCTTGTAGAGAGGGTAATTCTATTACTTTACCTAAAATTTAGAATTCACGATTTTTAAAAGAGGGGTAGATAATGGAGGATAACTTAATAACTTCAGATGATACAGTGGTTTTTTGTAGCTTGTGTCATCGACCTATAGCTTCTATAAAGGGTGAGGAGTTTATAGGTTCTGTCATATGTTCTGTGTGTTTTGGTCGGAGTTGTATATCTAGTGATGAAATACAACACGCAATGGATGAGGTATTTCAAATACTAAAGTCCCGTTTTGACCCTACATAACAGAAAAAAAGAGTTGCTTTTCGACTCTTTTTTTTGGTTCTAATATCATCTTGAGTATGAATTTTTTTGGTATGGAACAAATTAAAAATAAAAGGGAGTTATGTTATGGTTAAGATGGTTCAAAAAATTATTGAGAAGCTGGAAGAGTATGATGGAGATGTTAAGATTAAAGACAATCCAAATAATAAAGATGCGTATTCTTTTATGTCGGATTATTCAATATTAGTTTATAAAGTTAGTGAGAAGAAGTTATATGTTTCTTTTAATGCAGCGACTGATCCAACTTCAGCAGCTTTTCAGATTTTAGTTTTGAGGCAGATAAGAGGATTAGATATTGAGATATCTGAACCATTTTTTCATGAACCATCAGAAGATGGTTCAACTAATTTAGTAACCGGGCACACAGCAGTTAGAGCATTCGAGCGAGAACTAACAAACGATATTATAAAAGATTTTATTGAGAAGCAGAAGCAACTACATCTACTTCATAGTGTTGAAGGTTATCACTGCTAGTTTTTTGGAGTCGTAATGGAGAAAATTCTTGGAAGGTTATGGGTTGAGAAGTATCGACCAGAAGTTATTGAAGACTTAGTTTTACCTGATGATTATAAAGAAGATTTTAAAAGGTGTATTAATCAGAGGGATATAGCGAATTTTCTTTTTCATGGTCCTCCTGGAGGAGGCAAGACGACAATTGCTAGAATTTTAGTTTCTAAAAAAGGGATTCTTAGTAATCCAAGAGATAACTTGTTAGAGATAAATGGATCGTCAAAGAAGACTAGAGGAATTTCTTTTGTTGAAGATGTTATTGAACCTTTCTTAAAAATCCCTCCTGCTGGATCTGATCCTTTTCGGGTGGTATTTATTGATGAGGCTGATTATCTAACAGATGCTAGTTTTCATTCTTTAAGGTCTATAATTGAGAAGTATGAGAAGTTTGGAAGATTTGTATTGACTTGCAATTATATTTCTAAACTTCCTGAGGCTATTCAAAGCAGATTTCAAGAGTATTTTTTTAAACAGTTACCAATAGAGTTTGTAGCTAGTTATTGTAGGAAGATTCTTGATAGTGAGCAAGTAAAGTATACTGATGAAGATTTGAAATTTATCATTGATAATTTTTATCCCGATATAAGAAGGATTGTTAATAGACTACAAAAAAGTTCAAGAACGGGTTCTTTAAAAGTAGATAAAGATATTGCTTTAACGAGTGAGAGAGTTATAATTAGTTCTGTTGTTGAGATAGTTGATGCATTAAAGACAGATCAACAGCATAAGATAAGCAAATTAGTAAATATAATTATCTCAAAGTTAAATGAAAGAGACCTGGAATATAGAAGTATGTATTCTAATTTATTTTTTAGAAAGGGAATTCCTATGCCTGCAAAGATAGTTATTAATAAATACTCAAATAGTCATGGGAATTGTCTAGTACCATCAATGCATTTTATGGGTTGTATCTATGAAGTCATTAAAGTACTTATGGATTATCGAAAAGCAGTTGCTTCCTAAGGTGAGACAAATGAGTTCAACGACTAGTGCTTCATCTCCTACTACTAGTCAGGCATCAACGCGTAGAAGGAGGTTATGGGTTGAATATGCTGAGTGCGGATGTACTTACGATTTTAAGAAACGATGGTTTGGGTTCTTTCATTGGTATTTATATACAAGATTAAGATATTGGTGGAGATGGTTAGTTATTAGGATAAAATATCCTTGTGGCAAGTCTGGTTGGCACATTGGTTCAGACTCTAGTCATAAAGATATTGAGTCTGGTAATTATTGGCCAATAATGATGACTGAGGACGAGTACATGCATTGGTTTGGGGATGAGTGATGGCAGTTAGACATTCTGCAGAACGAATGATTGCTTTGAGAAGAAGATATAAAGAACTTGAGAAATTACCTCCTGGAGCTACTGAGAAATGTGAGCACTGTAAAGGTACTGGATTAGCTGGTCTTCAAGAGTGGAGAGATGGTAATAATACTTATATGGCATGGGATGGTTCATATTGTGATAAGTGTGAAGGCAGAGGACTAGTTTATTGGATTGACCATTTAATGACTGGTGGAGATTACAAGAAATTAGATGACTTGGATTCGTATTAGAGAACTGAGAAAAATTGATGGTTACCTTTTTGCTCTTAAAGTTTATGAAGAAGAGAGAAAAGTAATCTTTGAGTGTCTAGATGATGAGAAGCTTAGTGCTGTTTATTATATTGATGAAGATCGTTTTGAAGCTTTAACACCTTTAGATAGAGAGGCTCTACATGGTTGGAATCTATCAGGATAGTTTTCTTCAATTTCTAAGAGATAGATTGGGCGAACCAATTAAAATCTCTTCAACTAATATTATTTGTCGTTGTCCGTGGTGTGAGTATGGTAGGCAGAAGAAGCATTATCATATGTATATATCTTTAGAAGCACCAATTTTTCACTGTTTTCATGGAGCATGTAATGTTAGTGGACTGATACCAAAATTGGTAATGAAGATTGAAGGCAAAGATTTGTCGGATCAGTTTGTTGATGAAGGGGAAATGAAGAAGAAGGAAAAGGCAAGGACAAAACTTGTTAGACAACAGATTATTCCAGCAAAAAAGTTGAAGAGACCTGAGTTAGATGAGGGAAGATTTAAATCTAAAGCTCTTTATGTAAAACAAAGATTAAAATTTAGAAATGTTAGACTTGAAGCTATTAAAGGTTTAGTTTTTGATATTAATAACTTTATAGATATAAATGAGATTCCAGTTAGTCCATCTCTATTTCGTTTAAGAGATTATCTTCAGGAGAATTTTGTATGTTTTATAGCTGAAAATCAAACTCGTTTATATTTTAGAAATATTGATGAGAAGCAGGAATTCAACCATTGGAAATATAGTCTTTATGAAACGAAGTTTCTTGATTACTATAAGTTAAAAGGAGGTAGTCCATTTGGTAAAACTGTTGTACTATCAGAAGGAATATTTAATATATTCACAGAACATATATTTGACTCTACAAATATAAAGAAAGACACTAGATTATATGCTTGTGGGTTTTCAACTTCATATGCTTCTTTGATTGTTAGTATAATGAAAAATGAAAGAGTTCTTTATCCTGATGTATATATCTTATCTGATAAAGATATTACTCTTGATTTTTATAAGAATATGTCGAATTCCGTTGGAAGATATATAAATAGCTTAACGGTTGTTTATAACGGCATAAAGAAAGATCGTAAAGATTTTAATATGACTCCTCTATATCCTCAGTTTGAAGTTATAGGGATTGACAGATGAGGTACTGATATGGGAAAAGAAGTTGTAAGACAAAAGTTGAGAGAGATATTTGAAGCAACTATTGATTCAGATGCGAAGTATACAGGTAGTGTTAAAGAAGTGGATTACTATAATCTGTTATGTAAGTCAGCGGCAAAAGATCGTTTATTTAAGTTGATGGGAAATAATACCTGTATGTTTAATTGTAAGTTTGATGATCAAGATGCTGTTCTGATGCTTTTTTCTATCCCTGTAAACTCGAAAGAAGTTGGGAGTAAACATATTTCTGAGCGAGTTATGGAAGTGATTGAGAATGTTGAGGAATGCTTTACAACTATAGATTTTTCCAGTTCAAGAGAAGTAAAAGAAGAGAAGTTTGTGTATATGGTTATTGTCAAGAAAGTTAACAAGAAAGGAGAAATGGATGGTTACTGTAACCCGTAGCGCTGAAGAATTCGAAAAATTTCTTAGATGTATTTCTCTTCTTAAGGAAGAATGTCATGATGTAGATATTAGAAATGGAATGATCAGACAGAGAACTAATGACTTATCAGCAATTTTTGAGATGGATTTAAGTAGTGTAATACCAGGATTAGATATTCCCTTGGTAAATCTGAAGCAGAAGATAGATTTATTAAAATGCTTTAGTGAGCAAGAAGTTGAGATAACTGTAAATCAGAGAGATTTTACTTTTTCGGATGAGCATTCTTCAATTCGTTTTGATTCTCCAAATTTGGAATTTATGGATAATAAGTTCATCCCCGATGAAGAAATGAATAGTATATTTACTGTTGATGAGTCGGATATTATTTTGACTCATTCCATTGGGAAGATGATTTCTGATAGGATGAAAATTATTACTTCTAGTTTTAATGTAAATAATGTTCAGGTTTTATTTGAAAATGGTTCGGCTGCTATAACTACTCGAACTCAGTCAAAAGATCAGTTTGCAAAGTTAGTAAGTGGCATTATACCTAATCGTGAGCTAGAGGCCATTACAAATATTGTTTCAGTTCCGTTTGTTATTGATCACGACGGTGATATGGTTTTTTCAATGTATAATGTTGAAGATACTGCTTGCTTGAATCGTATTTCAACTGCAATATCTGATATTGATATTAATGTATACTGTAGGTCTACTCTATCTAGTTTAGAGGAAGAATAATGTATTTCAAGATTGAGGAGATAAGTCATAATGGATATTGGTGTGGGTGTTGTCAGAGCAAGAGTACTTATACTGATGTATATGAGTATGATAGTTTAGATGATATTGTTGTGGAATTTCCAAAGTCTCTTGAGAGTTGGAATAAAAGTCAACCTGAGTATGCTCTTATTGAGTATAATGTTTATGATCTGGATGGAAACCTTCTGGCGGGTTGGGAAGTACACTATGATTCTCATAAAACTAATATGAAAAGAATAAAGTATTTAAAGAAATTTATTGGAGATAAGGTTGATTGGGAAATCTACCTGGATGATGAGAGGGTTAACCAGCCGCTTGAGTTGGTTGACCTGGTCAGACGAAGAGACTTTAAAGAACAAGAATTAAAGAAAAAGGAAAGAGAATTGGGACAAATTCGAGAACAAATATATGAGATTGATAAAAAAATTATAGAAGTTGGAAAAAAATATCATTCTTTGGGAGATAATAATGCATCCGTCGTCAATTCTTAGTTATTATCCAACATACTCTATTTTGGATGAAGTTTTGTCTTATTCTGATTATGATACTTTGAATCTTTATCTTGACTTAAAGAACAATATGCAGTCTTTATATATGAAGCATGCGATTGTTAATTTGGTTGAGACTACGTTGAAGTCTAATTATATAAACACTGCGGTTTTTGAATCTCTTCTTTCTTTTTTATCTTTTCATAAGTTATATGCTATCAAGAGAAAGATAGATATAAATTTTTATATATTTTTTGAAACTGGAAGATCTTATTATCATACTAATATTAGCAAGAAGTATAAGATCTCAAGAGCAATAGACGATCTTTATGGTCTGGAACGGGAAAAAAGAGAACTTTTTACAGAGATAGTTCAGAAGAATTTTCTTTTGATTAGTAGTGCGTGTAATTTGATGCCGAATATTAAAGTGATTAGAGTACCTAATCTTGAAACTGATTTTATTCCTTATTATCTTCTAAGAAATTCTTTAGTTGATACTAATCCAAATGTTGCTCATATTATTTACTCAAATGACCATGATCTTTATCAGTGTATTGGAGATAATTCTTATATGTTTTGCAAGTCTGGAAGAAAGAAGAAAATAATAAAGAAAAATAAAGTAATGGATGAATACTTGAAATTCAGTAATGATTTTCCAGACGAGTACTTACCTCTTGCTATGGCAATAGTTGGAGATACTGGAGATGATGTTGATGGAGTTCAAGGGATTGGTCAGAAGAGAGTTGCTAGTTTTCTGGGAGAGTTAGTTGATTTATTAGGAGGAATAGAGAAACTCTATGATGATGTGTTTAATTCTCAACCAATTTTTCAATTTGGTGACTCAAATTTCAAGAACAAATATATAAATCAAATAGTTAAAGAAGAAAATGAGAGGAATTTAATATCTAAGAATTTGAAATTGGTTTCCTTTGAGTTATTAACAAGAGAGTTAGATGATCCTTCATCTACAGAGATGGTTGATAAGAGAGAGCATATTCTGAGTATCCTATCTGATAGAAGGCAAGCTAGATTGGAAAGTATGAAGAAAGCTCTAGAAATGAATAGAGTTTTTATTGATAGAGATATTTTAGAAACTATTTATTTTAATGGAGGCGACAATGTTAAATCCGAGTAGGGTATTAAAATACATAAAAGATAATCTTGCCTTTCCATTCAATTTTCTAGAGTTAACAGATGATCAGATTTTGGAGTATGTTAAGAATTATACACTTCGAGAATACTCTCATTACTTTCCTGATATGGAGAGGATTGGTCTTAATTTAACTATAGAAAAGAATAAAGTTCCTGGTCGTAGTAATGAGTTTTATATATATGATCCAGAAGGGTTGGAAATCTTAAATGTCGTTGATGTATATTTTGATCAAGGAAATTATATACTACATGGTCATCCACCTTTGGGTCCTTTATCTCATGGGGAGTTAAAGGAATGGGCATTAGCTGTTGAAGTATCAATGCAAGTAAAAATGTTTTCTAGTTGGGATTATACTCATGAGTTTATCCATCCAAATAAATTAAGAATATCTCCCGTTCTTCAAAGCTCTGGTTCGACGGTAACTGTTGAATATGAACGTATTCATCCCCCTGACTTTAGAAGGATAAAGAATGAGTTTCAGGTAATGTTCTGTGAGATGGCTCTTGCTGATACTATGATTGTTATTGGAAGAATTAGGAAGAGATATGGAGATGGCACTCTCAGGACACCATTTGGTGAGATACCTTTGAGTTCTGAAATTGGGGATGAAGGTAAGGAAAAGAAAAGAGATATTATTGAAAAGATGACTGCTGGAGCCCTACCTAATGTAATTATTGATCACGGTTAAGGAGATTTTTCTAATGAGTAAAGTAGGAGGGAAATACTTCGTTGGCATTGACCCGAGTTTAGTTGGAACTGGAGTGGTTGTAATTGATGAAAATGGGGAGATAGCTGAGAAAAAACTGATTTCTACAACTTCAGATATTTCTATTGAGCAAAGGTTAATAGATATTCTAAAAGGGATTTCATTTATAAAGGGAGTACCTAGATTAGAGAAGGTATATATTGAAGATCTTGCCTATTTCTCAAAGTCCAGTCGTCTGTTTGAACTTGCTGGACTTCATTTCCTAATCCGAGTTAGTTTTTTCCAAAATAATATTCAGTTAAATATTATCCCACCAAAAACTCTGAAAAAGTTTGTTACGAAAAATGGAAATGCAAAGAAAAACTTGATGCTTTTACAGTGTTATAAAAGATGGGGAGAAACATTTGAAGATGATAATTTGTGTGATGCTTACTGTCTCGCTCGTTTAGCTTTGGAGGAATTTAAAGATGAACATAAGTAGCCGATTTGTAATTATGGAACATAAGGCAAAGAGAGCTGGTCTCCATTATGACGTTCGTTTTAGAATGCCAAGGAGCAAGATGTGGATGTCTTTTGCTTCCAGAAAGGAAATCCCAACTAAAGAGGGTACTAGGGTAATGGTGACTCGAACTACAGACCACACTGAAGAAGAAGCTCTTTTTACTGGAACTATTGAATCCGGTTATGGTGCTGGGGTTTTAAAGAAGTGGGATGATGGGAGTTGTATAATTCTTAAGTACGAACCTAAGAGGCATATAGTAGTAGATTTCAAGGGGAGGAAGGTGAAAGGACTATATCATTTTTTATCGGTTTTTAAAGATACAAAAGGAGAGTCGTATTTATTATTTAAGGGTAAGGAGGGTAAATAAGATGGCTAAGACAAAAGTTACACTCTCTCCTAATGCACAAAAAGTTGCGGAGTCGAGATATTTTATGGAGGGGGAAACATGGGATGGTTGTTGTCAACGGGTTGCTCGCTTAATTTCAAGCGTTGAAAGAAAGAATCAGAGTTTTTATTTTGATTCTTTTTATGAAATGATTTATAACCGGGATTTTCTCCCCGCTGGAAGGATTTTGAGGAATTGTGGTAGACCAAGAGGGACACTTTTTAATTGTTATCATTTGCCTTGTGGTGATTCAATTGAAGAGATTGCTAAGTTTATGAATGATGCTTTAATTCTTTGGGCTGATGGAGGAGGAGTTGGGTGTAACTTTTCTTTATTGAGACCTAAAGGAGATAGTATTTTGGGAAAAGGGGGAAGATCATCTGGACTGGTTAGTTTTATTAAAGCAGCAGATGGTCTAGCTGAGACAATTGAAAGCGGAGGAGCTAGGAGGGCAGCAGCACTAGCCTCTGTAGAAGTAAGTCATCCAGAAGTATGTGAGTTTATAGATGCAAAGCTAGAGCATGGCAAACTTCCGCATTTTAATATTTCAGTAGTAATAGATGAAGAATTTCTTTATGCTGTTGAGCAGGATAAAGATTGGACATTCAAGTTTAAACAAAGATCTTATGGATCTATGAAAGCTAGAGATATTTGGGATAAGATAATAACAAATATGATTAAGTGTGCTGAACCAGGGTTACTTAATTGGGATTGTTTGAAAAAGAATAACTCTTATTATTATGATCCGGTTTCAGGTACAAACCCTTGTGGAGAAGCTGTTTTGGCCCCTTATGACGTCTGTAATTTGGGTTCACTTGTCCTGCCAAATTTTATCACTGGGAATATCTATACAAATTGGAAAAAACTTGAAGGGGTGGTGGAGTTAGCAGTACGTTTTTTAGATAATGTTATTGATGTTAATAAGTACTCATTGAAAGAGATTGATATAAAAGCTCATAACTCAAGGAGGATAGGGGTAGGAGTTATGGGTTTAGCTGAGTATTTATTTGCAAAGAAACTCAGATATGGATCTCAAAAGTCTTTAGAAGAAACTGAGAAAGTAATGCGAGCAATTCGGGATACAATATATAGAACTTTTGTAAAACTTGCAGATGAAAAAGGGGCGTTTCCAAAATTTGATAAAAGTAATTATGTTAATGCTTCATTTGTTAGGAAACTTCCTGGAGATTTGAGGTTAGATATAAAGAATCATGGTTCTCGTTGTGTGACGGGAATGGCAGTTGCTCCAACTGGTACAATTTCTCTTTTGGCTGATGTTACGAGTGGTATAGAACCTTTATTTTCTAAAGCCTATATAAGAAAGGACCGTGTTGGTGAAAGAATATATGTTCACCCAATATATGAGCAATTTCTTTTATCTGGCGAAGAGATACCTGATTGGTTTGTTGACTCCTTTGACCTTGAACCTAAGGATCATTTTAATATACAGGCAGCAGTTCAGAGATATGTTGATGGAGCTGTGAGTAAGACAATTAATATGCCTGCTGGTACTACTCCTCAACAACTGAGTGATTTGTTGCTTGAGTATATAAAGGAGTTGAAGGGAGTAACAGTTTATGTTGATGGAGTAAGGTATGGTCAGATTTACAATAAAATGGATAGAGACACTGTGCTTAAGTACTTGAAAGATAATGGGAAAAAGACAGACCATTCTTTGAGCGAGTCGGATATAGTGTGCCCACTTTCTGATAATAGTTGCGGAGCTTAGTAATGAAGCTGGGTCCAGATGAAATTTGTTTATATTCTGATATTTGTCCATTTGCTGATAAAAAAAGTAAGGATTTCTTTTGCCGAGGAACTATAACTAGAGACCACCAATTTACTTGCGAGTTAGTAGATGAAAAAGGAAATTTTGTGCAAAAAGAGACTAGAAGAATTTCAGAGGGAGAATCCTAGTCCATGTATTAACTGTCTTCTACTAAATATTTGTAGTGAAAAATGTAATGGTCTTATATCTTATGAGACTAGGAAAATCTTCTATGCTTGGAGGCCTGAAGTATGGCAGAACGTGGTTCACCAAACGCTGATCCGTTGATCGCTGAACTCCTAGAGGAGTATCGTGAGAATCGTGAAGCTTTGAAAGAAATGTTAAGTAGTATTGAAGGTATAAAGGATGAAGTAGCTAAGATTTTTCCAGACAAAATTGATAGTCGATATAGGTACCTTTTTGAAGAGAAAGTCAAAACAGCGACTGCATTTTTCAACAGTTTGCTTGATATAAGGAAAGAAATTTCTAGGAGCTTAAAGGATGAGATGGATATAAGAAGAAGAATATCTGGACCTATTGATGACCTTGAAGGTCTGTTAGATATATCTCGACTTGCTGAAAGAGTCGAGAAAGCTCAAAGAGAGAAGGACAGAATTTCTTCGGATCAGTAATAAATTAAAAGTCGGAGGGATAGATGGAAGAAGAAAAAAGTGATGCTATCGAAGATAAGAATTCTGAGAGACAACCAGAAGTTGAACAGATTAATCTTAAAGAAGTTATGGATAGTGTGAAAATTGATGGTGAAGTTGCCCCCGATATACCTTCTACTCCACCTGAACCGCCAGTTGTATCTACAGTACCTACTACAGAAGAACCAGCTATAGGTTCAATTGAAGAAGAAGCAGTAACACTTTATAAGGAGTTTAATACCTTTCTTGAGCAGAAAGTTGAGATTACTGAAGATCGAGGAACAAAACAAGTTATTCCAACGGGACTTGATATTCTTGATGCAATCTTAGGTGGAGGTTTTGCTGTTGGTTCATTAAATATTATTGTTGGTCAACCCGGAAGCGGGAAGTCAATGCTTGCTATGCAGGCACAGGGCAATGCTCAGAAAATTTATAGAGGAAAGTTACTAGCATCGTATCTTGATTCTGAAGAGGCAACTACAACAGTGAGGTTAGCAAATCTTGGAGTTAGGTACCCAATGATTAAACCTTATGTAGATATAACGGTTGAGAAAGTTTTTAGATTTATAGAAGGATTATGTATTTTTAAACTTCAGAAAAAAATTGTTAGTGTTCCTTCGTTTGTTGTATGGGATTCAATTGCCAATACTCTTAGTATAAAAGAGAGAGAAGCAGAAGATCCAAATTCTGTTATTGGTTATAAAGCTCGTTTATTTTCTATTCTTATTCCTAAGTATGTATCGAAGATTGGCAGTTATAATATTTGTCTGGTTGCAGTAAATCAACTTAGAGATGTTATTTCTATGGGTCCCTACCAGACTCCAAGAGATTTGAAATTTATGAGTTCTCACAAAGATATGCCTGGTGGGAATGTTCTTAAGTTTAACGCATTTCAGTTATTAGAAATGAAAGTAAGGGAGGTGTTAAAACCAGAAACTTATGGATTTGAGGGGATAAAGGCAAGTGCAAAATGTGTAAAAAATAAACTCTTTCCACCTAATGTTGAAATTCAACTTGTAGGTGATTTCGTAAGGGGGTTCAGTAATTTTTGGACCAACTACGAATTTTTGAAGGAGACAAAGAGACTAAATTCTGGCGCATGGAATTATCTTATTTCTCTACCGGACAAGAAATTTAGGACAAAGGATGCTCCCCAGTTGTATAGCGAGAATGGAGATTTTAAGCAGGCATTTGATACTGCTGTCAAAGAGGCAATTCAAAAGGATATAGTTGAGACATATAATCCAAAAGTCTTCTAGTTGAAATGACCAATGCCATCTGAAGTCGAGAACAAAAATAAAATTAAATTGATAGTTCCTTTGCGTTCTAATGCTGGGAGGGAGCAGTTAAATGCAAAATAATACTATTCAAGAAATGAAAGATATGCTTGAGGAGTTTATATTACAAACAGCAAAAAGACTAGTTGATAATCCAGAAGATGTTGAGATTAGTATTGTAACTTCTACTAAGTCTATTATAGTTCAAATAAGAGTAATGAAAGAAGATTTTGGCAAAATAATTGGTAGAAAAGGGAGAACTATAGATGCATTGAAAACTATTTCTTTGGCTATTAAGAATACACATTTCTGTAGTGATACAAGGAAAGTTTCGTTGGAGTTGATTGAAGATGAACCTCATAACGTGAGGACAAAGGAACCAGTTTGTGAGAGTTAATTTAGGAGGAAAAATTATGAGACTAAGTAAAGAGTCAAAAATTAGGGTACTTGAGAACTTTTATGCGATTGACTACGTCCTCTTTGGTAAACCAGTTGCCAAACTGCGAGAAGTTTGTTGTGAGGGACTAGTTGATGAGTATACCTCGATTAAAGGTGCGTTACTTTCAGTGTTAATTGAGTTATACAAACTGGTCGATCATAATCCTCAGCCTATCAAAGAGGCAGTCAATTCGAAAGCGCTTGCCAAGATGGCTAGAGAGAGTGCAAAAGTTGCTAGAAAAAATTGTGAGAATTTGGTTGTATCTAGCAAAGGACGTCAGGATATTAAAACTGAGTTAAGGCAAGTCATCGAGCAAGCTGAAAAGGTTGATATTGAATCTTTAGTGAAGGAGAAAATCCGAGAGAAAGCTAGTCGTCTAGCTCTTGATAATTTGCTTATTGCAAAGACTATCTCTGAGTCAGTTGAGTATAAGAAGATGAACGAGTGGGAAGGTAGAATTATTGAAGATGCGTATAAAATTCTCAGAGATTCTTTGGTTGAGCAGGCGATGCTAATTCAGGAAGATGCCTAATTATCTAGATCATGAATATTCTAAGCTGCTTGATTATTTAGAAAATTTTCTTGAAGATGAGGTTAGTTCGAGAGAGAATGCTGAGATTAGAAGTAGACAAATCATTGAACAAAAAACTAAGAAATTAATTGAAGAATGCTCAGTTGAGATTCATTCAGATGTGCCTCGGTTAAAGGGGGTACCAAGTTCTAAGGGTTTTGATTTACAAAAGTTTGAATCCCTTATGCGTGCAAGATTAGTTGATGAATTTAAGAGATTACAAAGTTATGACCGGCCATATATCTCGGTTAATGAACTGGTTGTCTGTATTAGAAAGAGTTACTATGTTAGAAAGAGATATTCTATAGATGTAAATGAGCAATATAGATTTGCTTATTTATCACTAATCAATCATGTTGGAGACTCAGTTCATGAGTTTATTGGAAGTCTTTATGACTTTCAAGAAGTCGAGAAAACAGTAATAAGTGAGAAATATAAAGTTAAAGGGAGAGTTGATGGTCTTAGGGAGGAATTTTTAATTGAAATTAAGACAATTGATGATAGGAAGTTCAAAAATACTTACGTGGTTAGGGATTATAACCAGGGGTTAATCTATGCATATATTCTTAATAATGAGTACAATTATGATATACATACGATAACCCTTGTTTATGTTCCGAGAAATTTTAAGCGTATTTTTCCTTTTGACCTTCCGCTAGATAATACTTTAGCAAAGTCCTTCCTTGATAACTCACTCCTTTTACAATCTTCAATTTCTGAGAATAAGGTGCCAGATCCGGTTGGTGCAACTTCTGATCAATGTAAATATTGCCTTTATATGGATTATTGTAAGAAAGATCCTACAAAGATGAGGCTCCCATATAAAGAGGAAGTGAAGAAAGAAGAAGCTAAATCCCCAGTCTTTCTTATGTAGTCGGAGGTAAAATACAAATGGCTATTTATGTTTATCCAATGTTAAGTTCTTCTGCAGTTTCTCCAGCTGCATTACCTGGTATTGCGAAAGTTTTAGAGAGATATATTTTAATATATGAGTTTGATTCGATTATGAGAGCTTCGAAAGCTCATGGAAAGCAGTCGATTGAACTTAGTACTGGTATGAAGCTCCGTTTAAAGGAAGATAGGGGGTTGATGTTTCTTGAGGATTATGTTGAAGAGCAAGGAAAGAAAGGTTCTGATACTTCAGGCTGGTCTAGATCTAAGTATGAGAAAGAGTATGAAGAACTAAAGAGGAAGTTTGATGATCTAAGTAGAACTTATGAGAGAACTAAGAAGCAATTTGATGATATTGATAATAAGTGGAGAGATATTAAACGAGCACTCGATGAAGCAGAAAAAAGAAAAGATAAAGAAGAGATACGTAAACTTAGTAAAGAATTAAATGATACAGGTAAGCAAAGAGATTATGTTAGTAGGGAATTAGAAAGGGCCCAGAAAGAGCTTGACCAGTTAAAAGGTCAGAAGGAGAAAGAAGAGAGAGATCGTGAGGTTGCGAAGGATAGAAGAGAAAGGTCTAAAGTAGATATTAGAACTACTGATCTTGGAGGGTCAGTAACGGCCGAACCTACTTGGGTAAAGGTTGAAACTCGTCTTGGACCTAGTATTCTTGGAGTTAAAGTCATTTCGTTTCCGGTGAGATCTGATGCGACATTATCTGAGTTAATGATGAGTGATAGACAACTTGGATTTATGATGGCACAGTGTATCTCTGTTTACCGAAAGACTGTAAGGGGTCTTTATGGATTATGGTACAAGACTGTTGGTCGATTGCCATTCTTGGGAAGAAAACCACTTTCTGGAGATGTAAGGCAAGATGTTATTTTTAATACCTCTGTCCATAGAGATAGAGTTTTTACTTGTTTGAGTTATATGGATCTTGATGATGAGTTTACCAGAAGGGCTGGAGGTATTGCTAAACTCTATAAACTTGGTTGGAACTCTTTTGTTATTTCTGATGATGTTGATAAGAGAGCAATATTTTGTATGCGTGAATTTAGTGGTCTTTGTTCCACTGTACCATATGCATTTATATATAACTCGTTAGAGCAGGGAAAAGTTTATGAGAGTCTAGAAGATGTTCGAAAAGCATCAAGTCCATTCTTTAAGTTATCTACTAAATCAAGTAAGTTATTTGGAGAGTGTTTGGCAGCAACAAAGTTAGAGAAGTATCTTCTGGAATACAAGGCAGAACCTTTAACTGAAGATATAGGTTCTTTGGCTAAGAAGTTCTCACCTAATATTCTGAAGAAAATTTCATCTGATTTGGATAACGCAGTTAAATCCAAAAGTGATAAGAAAATTATGGAAGTGCTTAATAAGGCTAAAATTCCAAGGTTAAACTTTAGCAGAGTTGAGAATTTTGCGAAAAGGATGATACCCGATTTTAATAAGAGTTATGAACTATCTAAAAAAGTAATTTCTAACTCTCTTCCTAATTTTCCTAGTAAATTGGTAGAACCGGTTTCTGCTATTATTGCGATTAAGTCTTCGGTAAAAGAGAATATGATGTCTGAAACTAGAAATAACTTAAAGCTTTTTGTTACTAGATTTAGAACTCCTGATGTTCAGAAGCAGATAAAGGCAGAAAAGGTACTTGCAGCTATTATGACTTCAGTTTTTGGAGTGGGCACTATAACTGCATTTACAGCTATGGCATTAAATGTTGGGCTTGTACCTGCTTTTTTAACAATTGGTTTATTTGCCATAACTGCTGCAATAATTATTGGAGGACCGCCGGGTGAAGATATTGTATAAGAGGTATTTAAAATGATGGAAAATAGAGAGATTTGCTCAAACGTTGAGGGACTGGAGCTATATAGTGACCATTACCCTTTTAGGTTATCTTTAAGAATTAGAAATTTTGAAACTGAAGCTGAGCATAAAAGATTTATAAAAAATGTTGAAGCAATAATTCGCCGTAGTTTGGAGTATCGTTTATGGACTGCTTATATTAAGGATATCTTACAAGTCAATTGTTGTATGATAACTCAGGAAAAGATGGATGAAGTAACTATTGATGTTCACCATCATATTCCTTCTCTATATACGTTAGTAAAGGCATTGGTTAATAGAAAAGTTGAAAAAGAGCAAGAGTTTTCTACATATGATATTGCGTTGGAGACAATCGAAGTTCACTACGCAAATCGAGTAGGGTATGCTGTTCTCTTAAAGAGCATGCATGAGAAATTTCATAATGGGTATTTGACAATTCCAATTGAGTTGATTAGAGGAGATTATAATTGGTTTATTAATAACCTTTCTAGCTATTTAGATGATGAAGATACTGAAAGGATCAATTATCTTCTATCCATTAATAACTCTAATTGTCAGTGGTCACGAGACAATTATGTTTCAGCTGGAGTGAGTAGATAATGCCTGAATTAGTTGATATTGAAGCAAAAGATAATAAGAGATTACCTATTGATCTTGATTTCTTTGCCGATAGGTATGTGACGGAGAATGACCTTTTTACTTTCACTTCTCCATCTTTATGGACATTGGAGAAACATTTATATTATCTTTTGAGAAATTCAGATCAGAAGAATTTTGAACCAAAATACAAGATGAGACCAGATTATATGTCTTATGATGAGTATGGAACTGCTATTCTTGCTCCTGTGTTAATGTATGTAAACGGAGTATTCTGTGCTGAAGATTTTGACCTTGAGACAGTTGTAGTACCTACTTTTCAAGCAATTGTAGATATAATAAAAGATAAATTTTCAGAGAAAGATGTTTCTGATCTAGAAACTGCTAACTGGTGAGTTGGGATAATTATGACTGACTTAATTGAAAGTTACTTAATTTTTCTCCAAGAAGGTTTGACTGAACGAGTTGCGAAATATACAGCTGCTATGCTTTCTGCTGCCGCTATGAAGATGTATGAAGATTTCCTTAATACTGCTCAACGAGCATGTGAGGGACGAGAAGGTTTAGACAAGTCGATCTGTGAAGTTTCGATTAAAATAAATGGCATGAGACGATTAATTGGTGAGATGAAAAGGAGTGTAGCGAATTGTGAGGAAGCAAACAATCGCGAGAAGTGTCGTGAAAAGATGGCAAAGAAAATTGCTCGTCAGGAGGAGAAGCTAGGCAAATTATATAAATATCTATCAATGTATCGTAGTCGTGCTGGAAGGTAAAATATGGTTGTTAAAGAAAAATTTTCTCTTTTGAGGGATGTACCAAATGTTCTTGATATATCAGCATCCACAGTAAAAGCAAACTCAATTGAGGATGGTCCTCGAACTCTAGCTGCTACATTAAAACTTATTGAGAGAAGAATTAATCATTTTACAAAGGATGGTATTTTTTCGATTATCTCAGACCCCGCCCAGTTAAGAAAAATTCATGTTGTGAGTTTTACTGAGTATAACCTTCCTGCATCTTATAATAAGAAAACTAAAGGGAAAATTATTAATCTTAGAGCTTTTGGTACTGACGATATGTCTAGAGTTGATCCTAGAAATATTTACGCATCAACCGTTTATGCTGTTCTGTTTTCTGATCTAGTAACTGGGAAAGTAAAAATTAGAGATGCTTATATTGCTAATTTTGTAAATTATTTTCTTGCAGTCTTTGTTAGATTATTTGGGAAGGAGTATGGCCTAGTTGGAGCATATGCGACCGAGATACCAAAGTTAAAGTTTTTACTAACTTGCTATATTATGTCTTCGTTCTTTGGTGCTAATAAGAAAGATTTATATAGAAGATCTTCGATTGTTGCAACGTTTGATCCACGAAACATGACCGATGATTTAGATAGATATGACTTCTCGAATATAGTAAGTTTTATTAAATCACTATCTGACTTTAAAGTTATGCCAGGAATAAACCAACATACTTTTATGGCTAAACTTTTGAAACATTTAACAATAAATTTTATACCTGCAGTTGAGGATTTATCTAGATGTATTTCAGTATTAACAGTTAGTACATTGACAGGTTCAACTATTGTTCCTACTTTTATTCATACTTATAATAGTGAGGCTTTTAGTAGTATAGTAGAGATTGCAAAAATAGCTTTTAGAGGGAGATAGAATTGGCTGAAGTAGGAACCCCTATGCTCGGGATGTATAGAGCTAAAGTTGTAGATAATAGAGATCCTGAGAAGTTTGGGCGAGTTCTCGTTTGGATTCCGGATATAATGCCACTTATTCAGGATAATACTGGACTTTGGGCACGCCCAGCTAATAATCCTACTGGTGGAAGAAATATTGTTGATGATCCAGCACAGAATTATGCTGGTACTTGTTATATACCAAAGAAGGGGTCATGGGTTTGGGTATTTTTTGAAGCGGGCAACATAAATCGACCATATTATTTTGCTGCTCTAGATATTGAAAGTGCAAAGGTTTTAGCTGAATGTCAGGCTGAATCAAGTGAAGGATCAGAATATGAGCACAAATGGGTCATCTTCAAATCACACGACGGAAGATGTGTCGTTATCTCGGATGACCCGTTTGATGCGAGAGTTGAGATCACTGGAAAAAAGCGGCAAATTAAATCGCCCCCTTCTGGCGACGTCGCTTCGGTCTATGCGATTGACGGCAATCAGACGACTATACTCTTTGATGAAAGGACTGGTAAGGAGAAGATCCTTATAAGAACTTATAAGGGTGACTTCTTTCATATAGATATAGATGAACAGAAACTTCAAGCATATTTTGCAGAGGATATAGTTATTAAAACCTCTAAGTCATTTCTTTTATATGCTGAGGAGAATATTGATATTAAATCTGGAGCTAAACTTAATTTAGACTCGACTGAAGATATGAATCTGCTTTCAGATGCGAATATTAATCAAGAATCTGCAGATGATTTTAATATTAGAGCCGGGGGAAGTTTGAATAGGCAAGCATTTCAGGATATAAACGACTTGGCTACTGGAAATATTAATTCGGATGGAGCATTAATACAGGATCAAACTGGAGCTTCACAACCTTCTGGTGTAGCAGAACCTGCTGAGGAAGCTGATCCACAAGGAGAAAGAGATACATAATGAGGATACCACTTAAACCATCCCTACTTAAAATGAGACGTACAAAGGTTAAGTGGATTATCCTGCATCATACGATTGATGAATATCCTGGTGCAATTGATGCAAAGGTTGATAATTCTAAATATCAGATGAAAAGTATATTTAACCAAGTTTTAGAGCAAAAGCATGGTGATGTGAATTATCATTTTGTTATAGATAAGATAAAAGAAGATTATGTTCCTATAACTTGTAGACCCTTTGTGACTCTTTGTGACTATAGTGATATTACTACGAACATTAATAACTCAGCAATTCATATTGCTTTACTAGGTTCATATGATTTTAAAGTTCCTGAGAAAAGGTTATATGAGGTGCTTGCTTTTAGATTAATTAATCCTCTCCTAAAGATGTTTCTTTTAAATCCCAATAGAATTAAATTTCACCATGAAGTTTCAGATATCAAGGATAAAACCTGTCCAGGAGATTTTATGGATAAGGATATTGTTATTGCGATGGTGCGAAGGTTTGTACTAAAATAAGAAAGGTAGAGGATAGGATGTTAATAGTTGAAAGATATTTAAAATATCTTCAAGATCAACATTATATTAGGGGTCAGCGACCAGGAAAGAAACCTGCTCCAACTTTTGCTTGGGAATTAGTACATGGAAAGGAGTATCCTGGGTGGAGACCTGGTAGGGCTCCTGGTGGAACAGAGGAAAGACCTTATAAAAATTATTATGTTGATAAACATTTGAAAGATAAGTGGCTAGATGATCTTAATAGGGTAAAAAATATTGAAACTAGATCTTCCTGTGAAGGGCATGGTCCTCCCGGAGAAATGGTACTTGATTGGCCTACATATGTTGGTTTTCGTTTGGATCCAAGTGTTGAGAGTAAGAAGAAAGCAGATGATGTTGTAAAGAAATTAAATAGAGATAAAAATACTAGAGCTGGGTGGGATATAGGGGTTGAGAAGAGACCTAGAATTATTTGTGCTGCACCTCTGTATTATAAATGTGCTAAGCAAGATGAATGGTTAAAATGGTGGAATACTCTTGCCTCTCGGATAGATAAAGCAGTCAATGGATAACCTTCCAAAAAATTACCTTCCTATTTAAGCAGATTTTCTATATATATTAATTAATAGATTATGGGATTGTGGTTTTTTCGTTTTTTTTTTAAACTAAAAAAGAGGAGAGGGGATGTGGTTGGAGCAAGATTATATTGATAGGTGGGCATTCGATTATTGTCGTAATGTGAAAGATGATCCTGAAGTTTGGTCAATGATTGAGGGATCAAAGTATGCGTACCTCTATTGTAAGTATGTTAGTAATCGGTCAGAAGTCAGGCAACTAATTAGAGAATCCGAGTATGCTGCGTTTTATTGTGAGGATGTTTCAGATGATAAAGATATGAGAGAGAAAATTACTGAGAAGCAGTGGCTATATTACTATTATAAATTTATTAAGCGAGATCCATCCGAAGCACAAAAGTATTCTGGAGCTTACCCAAAACTCCTAGGAAGGATAGTTGAACGAATAGCGGAGGTATAGAATGTCTGATGAAGATCGTGAAGCAAAAGAACGTAAGAATATGATGAAATATGGAATGTTAGAAGATGATGTTTATCCAATGCTTCGTGAGACCAAGTTGTGGGTTAGTGAAGATGCCATTTCTCAATGGGCATATTACCAGTGTCTCAAACTTAAAGAAGATGGTAAAGAATTCGATTTAGATTTAATAAATATGATCACGACTTCAAAGTGGGCTTATATGTTTTGTCAGCATGTTGAAGATCTGCCTGATGTAAGAGAAAGAATTGTTGATTCTGAATGGGCATTGAATTATTGTACCCTAATTAGGAGTGATCGAGAAGTTCTTGCCAGGATTACAGATCCAGTTGATGCTCAGTTATACTTTGAGTATAAAAGAGATCGCCTTGAGAGTAGGGTAAAGATTTTTTCAAGTACTAGCAAACGAGCACAAGTTGATAAAGAGATTGGAAAGAAAAAATCAAAACTTAATTCACTTAAAAATGTGATTTCTAAATTCAAGAGGAGGAAGGAATCTTGATAAATTTCACTCAGGAAGACTCAAAAAGTTGGATTCTCACTATTGGAGATAGTGACTTTCGTCTTGACTTAATGTCATCTTCAATAACGAATAAGTTTGATGTAGTTACGACTTTTATTGAAAGTGTTTCTTCTCTCTGTGGTCAAGACTTTGATAGTTGGTTTGGTAAATTTCTTTCTGAGTACATTGGTAATCCAGAGAAGAGATACGTTTACCTTTCTGAGAATGTTCCGATGATTAAGAAATACGTAGATATGACGATGAGCATAGAAAACGTGGATTTTAACCAGTTTGTTGATGAGTCAAAGGCAAAGAAGACTTCAATTTTATTTACTGCTGATGAGATTCAGAGGATAGTTCAGTTGTCAAACTACTTAAAACTATATGCAATTATTTCAAACAGTGAGAATTTGAGGTTAAGTGATAGATTGCATAAGAAGATTTATAACTTATTTGCGGATGACATTTTGGCTACTGAGATTGTTTTTAAGATTTTTAATGTAATTAAGACAAAAACCTTTCGATATAATCTTACAGACAGGTATATGTGGGATTATATCAAAATGATACAAGGAAAGGGAATTGACGTTCATGTGATTGAGATATTTAATTTTATTATGAACTCAATTCTTGTTCTTTGTGATGGGCGGAATCCGATTACCTATTTTGTCGGAGTGGTTGATGAATCTGTGAAGTGGTTTCTGAGATCAGTTTATAAAGGATCAATTATTTATGATGATTCCGTTGCAACTGAAGATATTCACTCACAGAGCGTGAATAATCTTAAGACCTACTCATATAACGATACGTTGGGTAGGTTGAAAGGGATTGCGTATGATCAAATATACAACTCTATTGAGAGACCAACAATTTCCGTTTTCGATGAAAAAACAAACTCAGATAGTTCAATCGTTGATTTTCAGAACAGAGTAGGTCAAATAAAGTTTGTATCACCTCTTTGTGAGTGTTTGGTTTTTCCTATTCTGTCAAGATTGACAAATATACCATATATCCATTTTAAGACAATTTCTCCTGAGCATGCAGCAGTTCTTTCTGTATATTTGAATGGTTTGCTTAAGAGGGTATTTAAGGGACAGTATAAGAATTTATTTTCTTTGCTTGATTACTATCCACTTGAGCAACCTTCAGTGACAACTACATATAAGTTGAAGGGGATTCACAACTATATAAATATACAGAATGAGATGGATAATTTTTATGGTTTTAGAACAAAGTTATATCCGCATAAAGTTTTAAGTTACTTTGTTGGAAGGATTTCTAGGGTCAGTTTTTGTAATATTTTTGATGGCCAGAGGTTGGTTGGAATTCCATTGTCAAAGATAGAGGATGATATGATAAGATTTTATAGTTTGTATTTTGCAGATAAGTTAGAAGAAGAATTTACTGAAATGCAGCAATTAATGAACTCAGATTTTTAGAGGGATAGATTATGGACCTTTTGAAGGAGTTCCTTATCATTATAGGGGTTGTGGTTATTGCCTCTTGCATCTTTGGATATATCTACTATGTTTTATTGAAGAAGCAAAGAGATGAGGAATTAGACAAGAAACGGAGAGAATTTTTAGAGGGACGAATTAAGAACCCTCATCCATACGATAGTATTGATTTTAAACCAATAGAACCGGGAAGGAAAAATGACAGAAGCTCTTAAGAGGTTTAAGCGAAGAACCAGTCCAAGAAAGATTATATTTGATGAATATACAAGAAATGAGATAAAGCATATCAAGAAATATGCTGAAAAAAATATTATTACTAGTGAAAAGTTACAAGACATGCTGGATAAGGGAGGTTACCATTTATTGGAGAAAGATAAGTCTCGACTAGTTGGTATGTTCAATTTTGTAATAGTTTACTCAATTGAAGAACATCCTATTGGTTTGTCTAAACACCTTTCTGTTAGCATTTCTGGGACTAGAGCGATACCAAAAGAAGAAGTATTAACTTCAATAATGGAAGAGTTTGGTTTTGAAGAAGAACTTAAAAATTGTCACATTTGGATAAAGGAGTATGAGTATCACAGTAACGTTAATATACTACAACCGGTTAAGGAGCCGGTCGAAGAAGCAGAAATCATAGAAGAAAGGAGGTGATTAAATTGAAGAGGATGTTACTTTTAGTTCCCCTTATTTCTATTTTTCTATTTTCTAGTTATACTAGTGCGAATATTGTAATTAAGGGGTCAGGCAATCAGCTTCAAGTTCAGGTTGATGACGGTGCTTGTATTGAGTTTAAAATGCAGACAACAGATAGTACATCCATCGTTGATGGTAAAACACAAACCCAGTCTATTACTGAGTACAAGTACTGGAGACCTTGTGGATCTGATACTTGGATTAAGTATGAGAAAGGTCAGAGTCCACTTGGTACGATGGAACCCTCCTCAACGCATATTTTTAAGCCCCCCAAATATAGAAAGCTCTAACCAAATCGCTCGGGATCGAAAATCCTAAAAAAATCTGAAGAAAGGAAAAGTGGTTGTTCTTCAGAATACTTAGTCATCCCCTGAGTATGTTACGGTTTTAGGAACCACGATCCCGAGTGTCCTCCACTTTTAAGAAGGAGATTTCCTTTGATACCTATCTATATAATACAGAAAAGTGATAAGTCAATATGCAGATATTGTGGAGAATATGTTGACTTATTAATTGAGAAAGATCCAGTTCCAATGAAGACTCCAATATTTTTTATCTGCTTTGATTGCAGAAGAGTTTTTCAAGCTGGTGTGGGAGAAGTTAAACGTGAGGAAGACACGGAGACAGAGTAATGGAACTATGGCTAAAGAAGATATTTGTCTTATTTCCATGGTTGATTGCGAGGATAATGAAACCGCTTCTACCAGATGATCATCCTGTAAAGAAATGGACGTGGACTAATCTTGCTGAGGGTGGTACATCTTTTCTATATTTCTTATCTGGTTGGTTTTGGTTTAATATTGTGGTATTTTGGATAATAATAAAGATATTAACGAGGAGGTGACTAAAAAACTAAAAGGAGGATGTTATGCGTAAACTTATGTTAATCTTACTTATATTCGTTATAGCAGGTTGCGCGTCAGCAAGGAAAGAGGAAAGGATAAAGTATCTTAATACTATTCAATATGAACCTTTTCAGTTTTATGCGTCAAAGGATGATGAGGAGAGAGTTTGGACAAGAGCAATTAACTGGTTGGTGAATTACAGTTCTACTAGCGTTCAGAAAGTTGAGAATGATACCATTCAAACTTTTATGCCTCCTGAGAATTCTTCCAATATTGGTTATCTTATTATAAGAAAAGAGACTAAAGGGGGAGGTTATTATTATTCTGTGAATTGTTATGGTTCTAGAAATTCAAATGCAAAAGCTGTCCATAACTGTCGTTCTCTGGTACATTTTATGAGGTGGGGTATTCAACCTCCGCCAGGAGCGATAAAACCATAAGGTTAGGTCTTCACCTCGTTCTGAGGTGGCGCACTAGGGAAATGCACCGGGCTTGAAGTGTATCCTCGCTCAATATAATTTAAAAAAGGAGGGACTTCGATGAAGAGGATGTTAATTATAGGATGCTTGATAACATTTCTAGCATTCTGTTTTGGATGCTCAAGTAATTCTGACGGGAATGCTTATGCATCCGATGAAAATACTGTTGCTATTTCCACAAACTACTATCCAAGAAGTATTCGTATGTTTGACCTATACGGTTTGACTGAGGGAGGTCATATATTCTTTCATGCGGATACTAAAGCATGGGTTGTGGATGAGGATGAGCAGGCATTCTTAAATGGAGATAAACTCCGGTATGGGGGTACGTATGCCTTGAAGGGAATGCTTGATGCTCCAATTATTATTGCTAAACCGCTTGAGTATCGTTATGCACTTGAAGTTGTTGACGAAGCTGACTATGGGGTAACTTCAGATCAGATAATGCCTCCTGGGGATGTGAAATTTGATCAAAGACTTGATATTAGAGTCTATTCTCCAGAAGGGAAAGTTCTCTATTTCTTTCCAGCACGCATGACTGACTCTGATATAGACTTATATAAAGCTGGAGGGAACTTAAGATTTCAAGATCCTGATACTCAAGGAGTTTACCTTTTGAAGGCTCCAATTGTGACAATTACTGAAAATGTGATTGTCGGTCCAATTTTATGGACAGATGGTAGTCCTCAAGGGGATCCACTGTAACTAACCAGCTTCCCGCAGATGGGACTCTCCTTCAATGTTTGGGAGATGTGCGCCCTTCCAGACATTATGCCTATCTGCGGGATTCTTTTTTTAAAAAGGAAATAAAGATGAGACCACGTTATAGGAGGTATACATCATACGAGGCAGACAAGAGTTTATCTGGTCTTCAAATCTTTGTCTTTTTAGTATTTGTTTTTGTTATTATTTCTTTTATTGGTTATCTTTTAGATCCAGTAAAAGTTAAACCAAGGGAAGTCCCGATTATTGAGATTTCTAAACCAGTTACTGAATCTATAAGACCAATGAATCTGAGTATGGGAGTTGCAACAGTGAAGAGGATTCGGGAAGCTTGGTATAAAGTTTATTTCTCCGTTCTTAATCGAGATGAGAAAGTTTTTACTGGGATTATCCATGCTTCAATTACTGAAAACGACCGAGTAACTCAGAAAGGTATTTATCCATGCTTAATTAAACCTGGAGAGGAGAGATTAGTAACTTATTTTACGAATGTCAGACCTACTTATGTAAGAGTTAAAATTGAAGATATGGGTTTAAGTTTTGGTGCGAGATTTACGGAGGTAGGAGGTCATGACTAGTTTTTATAAAAAATTACCTGAAAAGATTATTGAGAAATTCTCTGATTTAGATCCTGTTTTCATTGCTGTAGTTGACAATAATGAACCTCCAGAGAAACAGGTTGATTTAGTTTCTGTCCAGATTAAGATATGGTCAGAAGAGTGGTCGAGGAGAGCAAGATTTTTTAGTAAGAAGGTTGTCCCGCTAGGTGTCAAGATTTTATTAGCAGAAACATATATTAGAAAAGGTCAAAGACATTGTAAGTATGAGGTCGTTCTTAGATCTTAGAGGAGGAGGTTATGTTAGATAGAAAACCATCACCTATTATAGTAATTTTGGTGTCTCTCATTTTGGCGTTATCCTTTCTGACTCTTCTCATGTTAGTACCTGGATGTGCTCTTAGAAATTCAGATACTATGACTGTTGAGCAGAGATTATCTCCTTATCAATATCTTATCAAGGATACTCTTTTTAGGGGTAAGGAAGTATATATTTACATCGGTGAGGATTACTTTAAACTTGAAAATCAGAAGAGACTAGATTTTGCTGGCGACCTTTCGTGGGCTTATTATCCAAAAAAGGTCATAGTAATTGATTCGAATACCAACAACGTAGTTATGACTGTCTCTGAAGAAAGACATATTCGGTTAATATGGCAACAAGAAAGTTCACTTCAACTCGCTCAAGCTACAGATAAACCGGAGACACCTGGTCCTCAGAATCCACCTCAATTTAAGGACATACTAGAGAAAGGGGGTGTTGGAGATAAACCTCCAGTAGATCCTAATTCTCCTGGAATAAGTAGTCCTAGTCCTGGTATTGGTGGGGGAGACATAGGAGGTATTCAGTCACCTGGCGACACAGGTTCTAATGGGAAGAAGGATGAGAAAGTTAAAGAGATTCAGTAAAAAAGGAGGGCAACATGAAATCACTTAAAAGACATATAATTGAAACATTGATCATGGTTGCCCTCTTTTTTCTTTTTATTTGGGCACTTGGACCACTCTTTGGTGCGAAGTGGTAGGAGGAAGAATTGGCAAAGAAATCTAGAAAATTTAAAAAGCCTGATCTTGATTCTAGTGAGATAAAGTATACGGAAGCTCCCAGAACTTTTGGCGAGATTACTCCTAGATGTCCCGCAGAGGGTCCTCGCAGGTGTCCATATATGAAGAAAATAAGAGGAAGTTTAAGGTGCACTCAGTATACTGAACCTTGGAAAAAGTGGCATCGAGATGGTTGTTGCTTTATGTATGATACTTATAATTGGGGCGAGGAGGATAATATTGATTAAATTTACTACAATGGGAGATAGAAGTACTTTGATTGGTTTAGGAATCACTGAAGAAAATGTTAGGAGACTTAAAGAAGGAGATCCAATTTTTATTAAGGGAAAGGAGTTGGGTTTTGACTGGTTGGAGATCATAATTTTTTATGGTCAAGATGAGGATCGCTTGACTAAGATGATCAAGGAGTTAGCTTCGATTGATGTCTTTATTGATAAAAGGGGTTAAAAGAAATGACAAAATGTGATCGGTGTGGAACTGATACTGGAATGAGTATTATGTCATATTTCAATGAAGATAATATATGTATGGAGTGTGAAGAAAAGGAGAGAAAGCACCCAAAATTTAAAGAAGCTCTTGAAGCTGACCAAGAAGCTGTTAGGAGAGGAGATTTTAACTTTCCGGGCATTGGAAAACCATCAGATTTATAAGGAGGATCAAATGGATTTTTCAAATATTAGAGAAGAGTATGCTGAGTTTGCTTCATCTTTAGTTGAAGAACTTTCAATTGACCCTTCTTTAGTTCCTTTTTTTATTTATATGTACGGAAAATTCTACTATGCTTTTTCGTTGATGGTAGGTTCAAATGCTTATAAGGAGGGTGGAGAAGAAGGGGTAAAATTTCTTGCTTCTGTTGCTAGTAAAGTTATTGACGTCAAAGGTTTTGATTTTGCTTCGTTTTATTTTGAACATTCTTTGCCTGACTTTCTTGAGAAGTTAAAAGATATTAGTGATGGGTCTGATATGGCGCTGGCAGAGATAATTGGTTATCATTAGAAATTAAGAGAAAAGGAGGTGGTCGAGTTGAGGAAACTGGTCGCTTTTTTGATGATGTTATCATTAGCGGTTGTGATAACTTATTGGGATGGTAGTGAGGTCAGAAGGGTTACGGCAGAAAAAGCATATTATGGGGAGGAAGGAGTATCTCTTTCATATGTTGTGAATCCAGCTGATCGAAATCCACGACTTCCTACATCAGTCATGTTTCCATATTGGTCTATTATTAGAGTAGACAACTCTAGTAATGGAAAATATGTGCCTTGGTATCGTAAGTAAGGAGGTAGATTAAACATGCACCCAGGTACATACCATATAATTATATTTGCTGCTATCTCTACTTTGATTTGGTCTTTGAGAGATTTATTTTTTATTATTCTTCTTCTTTTATCTCCAATTATAATTGGAATTATTCGATCTAATCTTGGCGTTGGTAACTTTGTTATGATGACTGTTGTTTATGGATATCTTGGTATTGCCGTGGGTTATTGCTTAGTTTTTCTGCGAATGGAATCATTGAGATTGAAGAGAAAAAGGGGAGGCTAAAAGTAGAGATACAATAGTTAATTTCTGCAGCAACCGAGGCGGTAGACTGCCTCTTTTTTCCAAGAAAGGAGGAGTGCCCCCGTCTGACCTCTCGGTTGCTGCTTTTTTTATAGGGGGAGGGTTTGGTATGAGAGCTGTAAAAGTTGGGTGGGCTTATACTACTACATCAAGAGTTAGACATCTATTCGTTAGGAGACCAGATGATCTCCGACTTTCATGTTCTCTCTGTAAAAAGTATGTTTTAAGTTATCCTACTGTTGTTGAATTAGTATCTGAAAAGAGGAAAGGACCCAACTGTAAGATCTGTGAAAAAAGATTTGTGAGAAAGCAAATGTGTATAGGAGGCAAAGAACTCGTTATGGGAGATTTAAAAAATTGTCCTTTTTGTGGGGGTAAGGCTATGCTTGATAAAGAACTCAGAGATGGTTGTAAGGATGAGGATTTTGAGGCATATGCTTATTACTATAGATGTATATCTTGTGCTTCTCAGGGTGGTTGGGCGAAGAGTCCCACAAGTGCTGAGAAGCTTTGGAATATGAGGAAAGGAGTATGAACTATGGCCTCTATATCAAAGATAGGAGCCTCGATGAGCAAGTATTTTTTTGAGTTTTTTCCGCAAGCAGAGTTATTCTGTAATTCTGTTTCGCAAGAGTTTGGAATATCTTCAACTTTAGTTCATGAGGCTATATTTCTTGAGATTAATGCGATGATGAGTCTACATGAACCAGATGCTTCAATTGACGACCATATTGTTAATGAAGCTCTTAAGTTCTGTAAGACTGTTCTTGAGAATAGTGTGTATATTTTTATGTTTGACAGCTTTGAAGAATTTTTAAGGTCGGTTTTAATGTTTCGGAGATCTGCTTTATTCTTTTCAGTTCTCCATAATGCTAGAGGAGAGGAGAGTTCTTTTCTTGGGTTTGATGGTATCTTATTGAGCAGGTTATTGAAGGAGTGAGGAAATATGGGAGAAGTGGTATATCGTCAATGTGTTGGTTGT